CTATAAGCATAGTTTCACCTCACCCTCATCTGTCATATCAATTGCATTAAGAGCGTAAAGACAGTCCATAACGGATAAAAAGTCTGTAGGTTCGTCTAAAGAGTTCAAAGTAGACTGAAAAATATCTTTTACATTCGTTTTTCCGCTTTTTATTATTTTTAGCACTACTGGTAGTGTTGCCAGAGTGCTTTTTTCATATGGGTATAGCTTATTTGGTAATTGCATCGAACACCTCGCACTTCTGCACAAAGTAGCTCACAACGATTTGACAATAAATCAATTGCTGAAGAGTTAGTTTATGCAGTTTCTCAGAAATTTCTTCAAAAATCTCCATGTCACTCCGTTCGGCTTTTTTAAGCTTTTTATAAATGGATCGCATTTGAGCTTGTAAATCTTCATAATCGATAACATTACTTTTATCTAAGTTAACAAGGATTTCTTGGACTTTCACGAAGTAACTAGTAACTTGTTGTTTTACTGTTAGATAAAGATGGAAATCATTGTTAGGATCTATTTTTTCCTTTAATTCTTTTGGATCTAGAGAAGAGCCAAATAAATCTTTTTGATTAAGTTTAGTAATTTTGTAAATAACGTCTGTAAGTCCCTTTTCCAGCTGTGAGGAACTAAGTAAGCCTATGTTTGCCATGTGGTTAGCTAGGGCTTTTTTTCTTTTGAACAAAAGACTTGTAACTTTTTTAGTGTTATCCATCTGATATGTTGCAAAACATTGAGGGCAAAGAGCTACAAGATTATCGATAGTTGGCTCCTTAGTCTTATCAATGCGACTTATTTCATAGACTTCTGAAACATTGGAATCATTAGAAAGTACGAGTGTTTTAGAACAACCGTTCATTACACAATGGTTTTCACATTCTTGCAATAAATATTTTCCGTATCTGGTTTTTAAATCAGAAGAGGATTGTAGTTGCTTTTTCTTTTCCAATACATCAGGTGCGATTATTCCTGCTGTTTCTCTAATAATATTGACGAATATATCAGCAAGTTTTTCAGCAACATTAGCAGTAGTAACATTCGGATCATACGGACGTAAATCTTGAGCTAATAATTTCAAAACTTCTGAAGGTCTTGAGTTCAGGCTTTCTATAAAAATTTCAGGGGTAAGCCTATAGCAAATTGCTCGAGCAACTTTTTTTGAAATACCTCTTTTAGCAAAATTACGATATGTATTCGTGCTTACGGATTCAGAGGGATCTTTTTTTGTGCCCCATTCACCTTCAGGCACGCTTGTAATCATGACAATTAAATCTTTCACAAATTGAGGAACATCATAATCGTCACTGATACGTTTGTATAGCATTGCACAAAACATTTTAAAGTCCAAAGATACCCCTCCTTTCTTTTTGAACCACATTGAACCACATTGATCCAAACAAGAACCAAATAAAAAATCCGATTTAATACAATCAAATCATCAAAGAAACAACTTTGCTGATGTGTAAATTATATCACGCAAAGATACCTTTGAGCAAAGCAAATATTCGATAAAAGGACAGTAGCTTTGCAAAGAGGCATATGCCTCAGCCTCTATGCGGAAATATCCCTTAGCTAAGGATTATTCGGAGTCCACATAGAACAACTAAATAAGTACAGCAGTCTTACCGAATAAGGCAGCTGCAAGTAAAGATGAAGGAATTCTTCATTCTAGCTTGTGGTGTTTTGTCATGCCTTATTTGAGCTGAATTCAAGGAAGTCCTTCATCAGAAATCAGATGGAGGATTTTTTATGAGAATTCAATTACGCTGTGACAATCATTTTACAACATTCGACCTCAAGCTTGATGAGGTTAAGGGCTGGCTTAATATCGACCTTCTTCCCGATGAAAGCGAAGAAGAGTTTGAGAAAAGAGCACAAGAAAAGGTAGATGCTGAGTTTAACCGTCCCGAGTATAACTCTCTGCATAAATATGAGAGACATAAAGGCTTTACTAGACCTTACAGCGGTGAAGACGGTGAGGAAACTGATGATTATGAGTCTTGCATGAGTGATGTTAGAGACTCTGGCATCTTTTTCAAAACAGTAAATCAGATTAAAGATTCAGAAGAATATAGGGCAGTTGAATCGTTTGTTTACTCGATTTTAAAGCCGGATGTGGCGGATCTTTTTATGGCTGTTCGTATTAGGAAGATGGCGATTAACGAAAAGGCTGCATCTATGCTTAGCCGTGATGCTTTTGAAACGGATGCTGATTATAAAAAAGCAGTGGATCGCTTGGCTAACAATATTACACATAAGCTGAAGCGGGCTGAGAAAAAATTAGTAAAGAATATTAAAAAAGCGTCAGATTTTGGCCTCTGCCGTGGCTACTTCATAGGAGGAGCCAGTTCCTCCAATAAAAATTAGGAGGTAGCTACTATGAAAGAGCTAATTACAGTAAACCAAGATAGTAAGAATTTAACGGTAAGTGGCAGAGACTTGCATACAGCACTTCAAATTAAAACCGCCTATAAGGACTGGTTTCCAAGGATGTGTGATTACGGTTTTATTGAAGGTAGGGACTTTTGCTCAATTTTGAGCGAAAGTACGGGAGGTCGTCCATTAACCAATCATCAGCTTACTATTGATATGGCAAAACAGCTATGTATGATTCAGCGTACAGAACTTGGCAGAAAATTCCGAGAATACTTTATTTCTGTTGAAGAGAAGTGGAACTCGCCTGATGCGGTAATGGCACGTGCGTTGCAAATAGCCAATAGGAAATTGAGCCTACTTGAATCACAAAATCTGAAACTTACCAATACTGTAGCGTTGCAAACACAGCAGATAGCAGAGCTTAAACCGAAAGCCAGCTATTACGATGTGGTGCTTAAATGCAAAGACATAATCTCCATGCGCGTGATTGCAAAAGATTATGGTAAATCGGCACAGTGGATGAACAACTATTTACATGAACTTGGTGTCCAATTTAAGCAATCTGATACTTGGCTTTTATATCAAAAATATGCTGAGAAAGGCTATACCAGCACAAAAACGCATGCTTATGAAGACGCTAAGGGTATTACTCATTCAAAGGTTCACACTTATTGGACTCAGAAAGGCAGGCTTTTCATCTATCACCTCATAACACAACACGGGATCTACCCATTGATTGAACAGGAGGCTAAAGATGAGTAAGACTTATAAAAAACATTTAGAAACAACACCGAACTTTAAGCCTATCGTCTACATCTGTGCTCCATACCGTGGAGATAAGGAGAAAAACGTGCAACATGCTATCCGGTGTGCGGCTTACGCGTATTTACACGGAGCAATCCCCATCACTCCACACCTGCTTTTCCCGTTTATGGATGATGAGAATCAAAAGCATAGAGGGGATGCGATGTTTATGGACATTATCCTCTTAGGTAAGTGCAACGAGCTGTGGGTGTTCGGAGAAAAAATCACAGGCGGCATGCAAGTAGAAATCAATCTGGCAGAGAAACGTAGGCAGCCGATTAAGTATTTTACGGATAAGGATTTGGAGGTGAATGTTGATGCGTAGTTTAGCTATCGCTTACGGTAACAACAGGCAGGCAAAGACGTGGGTTAATAAGACCATCACTTATGATGAGCTGAAAGACCGTCTTAAAGTGACGATTCGCACCTCAGAGTCAGCGGAAGAGTATGCAAAAATGAAAAAAGCAGACCGTGATCTTGCAAAAGACCACGGTGGTTTCGTTGCAGGAGCGTTGGCTTACGGTAGACGAAAAGTCGACAGTGTTGAATTTCGCTCCATGCTCGCCTTAGACGGGGATCATGTTGCTAAAGACTTTATTGCACTCTATGAGAGTGTTGCGCCTTACACGTCTTTTCTGTACACGACACACAGTCACACGCCTGATAATCCGAGGGTGAGAATTGTTTTTCCTTTAACGAGGAATGTAACACCTGACGAGTTTGTAGCAGTATCAAGGTATTTGGCTGACATGCTGGGTATTGACCAGTTTGATGAGTGCTCTTACTTGCCTAACCAGCTCATGTACTGGCCGTCCACGCCACGAAACGGCGTGTATGAGTATAAAGAGGTTGAAAAAGACTGGCTTAATCCAGATGATATTTTATTCGCTCACCCTGAGTGGACAGATCCAACCAGGCTTCCGACCTCATCTCGTGAGAGTAAAGCGAATCAGGTGCAAAAGCAGAAAGTGCAAGATCCACTCGCGAAAAATGGTGTAGTTGGATTGTTTAACCGAGTATTTAACCCAGTAACTCTTGCTTTAGAAAAGTTTTTAAGCGACATATATGAGCCGACGGATAACGAAAACCGCTGGCATCTTATAGCCTCACACAGTATGGCAGGAGTTGAGATTATCGAAGACAAGTTCGTTTACTCTCATCATGCTAAAGACCCGGCGTATTTGAAACTGTGTAATGCTTTTGATATTGTTCGCACGCACAAATTCGCTAGCTTGGACGAGAAAGAGTCGTTTAAGAAAATGAGCGAGTTTGCGATGAGCCTTGATGAAGTAAAACTTCAAGCGGCAAACGAGAGACTCTTGGAAGCAAAAGATGATTTTGTTGATAGTGAGGATTGGAAGAAAAAACTACGCTACACGTCTAAAGGCGCGGTTTTAGAAAACTCGCTTTATAATGCGAAACTCATTATTAAACATGATCCTTTGCTTAAAGGAATCGTTTTTAACCAGCTGGCTGATGGTCTTGAAATTAAAGGCGACGTGCCTTGGCAGCATCCTGCGAAGTTTTGGAGGGACGCGGACGACGCGCAGCTTATCTGCTACGTGGACGACCATTATGGCTCGTTTTCACAGAGAAACTATGATATTGCTGTCACGAAAGTATCAGATGATAGAAGTTATCATCCGATAAGACGCTATTTTGAGAGTCTTCCTCAATGGGATGGGGTTAAACGTGTAGACACGCTTTTTATCGACTATCTTGGTGCTGAAGACAACGCGTATATTCGTGCAGTGTGTAGAAAAACACTGTGTGCAGCATACATGCGTATCTACCATCCCGGTATTAAATTTGACTACCTTCCTGTTTTTAACGGTGCGCAAGGTATCGGCAAGTCAACGTTTATATCAAACCTTGGCATGGAATGGTTTTCAGACAGTCTCACGCTTTCAGACATGAACGATAAGACGGCGGCTGAAAAACTCCAAGGATATTGGATTCATGAAATCAGCGAGCTTGCGGGCATGAAAAAAGCTGATCTTGATAAGGTAAAGGCTTTTGTTTCAAGACGTGACGATAAGTATCGTGCTTCTTTTGGAAAACGTGTAGCACCACACCCGAGGCAGTGCGTGTTCTTCGGTACAACGAATAGTGAAAACGGTTATTTAAGGGATGTTACTGGTAACCGGCGTTTTTGGAATGTGAAAGTGTCGGGAAACGGTAAGTATAAGCCTTGGGAAATGACGCGAGAACTAGTTGACCAAATATGGGCGGAAACCATGGTTATTTCCAAGGCGGGTGAAGAACTGTTCCTTGACAAGAGCTTGGAGGCTTTCGCTCAAGAAGAACAGCGTGAAGCCATGCAGCAAGACGACCGTGAAGGCATTGTCAGAGAGTATCTTAACATGCTTCTACCCGATACTTGGGGTGAAATGGATATTTACAGGCGGCGAGATTACTTCCGTGACATGGAGGATCCGACACGACCTAAAGGCTCGATTAAACGCATGGAAGTATCCAACATTGAAATATGGTGCGAATGCTTCGGGAAAGCCAAAGAAGATATTAAGCCTATCGACAGTTACGCAATATCGGCGATTATGAAACGTTTGAAAGACTGGCAAAAAACAGGCACGCGAAAGCATGTGGGAATTTATGGTTTACAACGAGTCTATGAAAGACAAGATGTGTGACAACTTAGGTTGTTTAGTGACAAGCTGTTAAGGCTTGTCACATCATCTGATAGTTGTCACGCCTGATGTTACTGAGTTTAGACAACTTGTGACGGACAAGAGATGAAATTCTATATTAAATAAAATCTTTATTTATACTTATAGCGTACACGTAACACGTGTATTCGCGCGTAAAGGGATTTTTAGTCACTTGTCCGTCCTTGTCACAGCATAAAGGATAAGAAGCAGTGATAAGAAAACAAAAAATAATAGTAAGAGAACGAGAGGTTGAGCGAAAACTCGTCCGTGAAGTTAAAGCAATGGGAGGACTTTGTTTAAAGCTTACGAGTCCTTCCGTTGACGGGCTTCCTGACAGGCTGGTTTTACTTCATGGGGGCAAGATTGGTTTTGTAGAGCTTAAAGCACCAGGTAAAAAGCCTAGAGTCTTACAGGTGAAACGGATGAAAGACTTACAGGCTTTAGGTTTTAAGGTTTTCGTGGTTGATGACAAGAGTCAGATTGGAGGTGTGATTGATGCGATACGAGCCACATGAGTATCAAAAGTATGCGACTGATTTTATTATCACACACCCGGTTTCAGCGGTCTTGCTTGAAATGGGACTTGGTAAGAGTGTGATAAGTCTTACAGCAATTAACGACCTGATGCTTGACTCGTTTGATGTTTCCAGAACTCTTGTTATAGCTCCTCTTAGGGTTGCAAACACTACGTGGCCTTTAGAGTTAGAAAAGTGGGAGCATTTAAAACACCTGACTTATTCTGTGGTAACAGGCACTGAGAAGGAGCGGATTCAAGCACTAAAAACGCCTGCTCACGTTTATATTATTAACCGTGAAAACGTGGAGTGGCTGATAATGAAAAGCGGCCTGCCGTTTAATTTTGACATGGTTGTGATAGATGAGCTTTCAAGTTTTAAATCGTATCAGGCGAAACGTTTTAAAGCATTACTGAAGGCTAGGCCGAAAGTTAAAAGGATTGTTGGTCTTACAGGAACGCCTTCTTCTAACGGGCTTATGGATTTGTGGGCTGAGTTTAGGCTGCTTGATATGGGTGAAAGGCTTGGCCGCTATATTACGTATTATCGGCAGAACTTTTTTAATCCTGATAAGCGTAACCAGCACATGGTTTTTTCCTACAAGCCTAAAGAAGGTGCTGAAAGCTTAATCTATAAGCAGATAGCTGATATTACGATTTCGATGAAGTCAAAAGACTATTTGAAAATGCCAGCGTGTGTGATAAACGAGGTGAAAGTAGAGTTATCCGGTAAGGAGCGAAAACTCTACGATGAGCTGAAACAGGATATGGTGGTGTCGTTGGAGGGTAAAGAGATTGATGCGATTAACGCAGCGTCTCTTTCAAATAAGCTTCTTCAAATGGCAGGCGGCGCGGTTTATAACGAGAAAAAAGAAAGCGTTCATATTCATGATCGTAAGCTTGATGCTTTAGAGGATTTAATCGAGGCTGCTAACGGTAAACCGGTTCTTGTAGCTTACTGGTTTAAGCATGATCTTGAGCGGATTAAGAATCGTTTTAATGTGCGTGAGATTAAAACGAGTGCTGATATTGCTGACTGGAATGCCGGCATGATTCCTGTAGCGTTGATTCACCCGGCTTCTGCAGGTCATGGTCTTAACTTACAGGCTGGCGGTTCTACTCTTATCTGGTTTTCCCTGACTTGGAGTTTGGAACTTTACCAGCAGACGAACGCTAGGCTTAACCGTCAGGGTCAAACCGATACGGTTGTAATCCATCACATTATCACTAAGGACACGATTGATGAGGATGTGATGAGGGCTTTAAGCATGAAGGCTAAAGTGCAGGATGCTTTAATCGAGTCGGTTAAAGCAAGACTATCAATTAACGAAGTGAGGGAAAGGGGTTCTAGAGAGAACTTACCTCAAAATGGAGGTAAGAATGAACAAAAAAGAATACTTACGGCAAGCCTATCTTCTTGATAAGCGGATTAAGGCTGACATGGATGAAGTAGTAAGACTGCGTGAGCTTGCTACAAGTGTTTCATCATTAAGATACGACAGAGAGTATGTGCAGACGACTCGAAGCGTGGAAGCTCCGTTTGTGAAAGCTCTTATAAGGGTTATGGATTTAGAAGCAAAGATTAACATGGAGATTACGATGCTTACCAGTTTGAAAGAGCAGATTTTGGATGTGATTTCTAAACTTGAAAGCGTGGATGAGCAGATGATTTTACGTTACCGTTACATGAGTAACATGACGTGGGAGGATATTGGGAAAGAACTCCATGCTAGCAGAATGACGATTATAAGATGGCATGGTAAAGCGTTAGAGCACATGGTTTTACCAGATAATCTAATCCAAATCTGAAAAAATGGTACGGTTTGGTACGCTCTGATACGAGACGTTACAGCCTTCTATATGGTATTATAAACTTAGCAAAATTATAAATACTAAGCCTTGGAAGAGTAATCTTTCAGGGCTTTTTTCATGCCTAAAAGGAGGCACAACATGGATCAGATGGTATTGCAAACACAACAATGGTTAAACAAAACCTATGGTGATAAGCCTGGGTTTGGTTCAGTTATTACTGATGGGAATACTGGTTGGGATACAATCAATGGGCTTATTAGAGCTTTGCAGATTGAGCTTGGTATAACAGCAACAGCAAATAATTTTGGTGCTGGTACAACACGTAAATTTAATCAACGTTATCCGCACGGTGTTAAACAACAAGATGATAGTGATGAGTCGAAAAGTAATGTTTACTCTATTATTCAGGGTGCTTTATGGTGTAAGGGTTATTCGACAAGTAATAATATTACGCAACACTTTTATAGTGGAACGGGGCGTGCTGTTAAAGAGTTGAAGAATGATATGGGTATTGGTGGTGATTCTACAGTCACAATTGATATAATGAAAGCTCTTCTTTCTATGCAACAGTTTGTTTTACTAAATCGTTACGGTGGTACTGGCGTTGTTAGGATTATTCAACAAACTGTTAATCGAACCTATAAGGATTATACTGGTATCATTCCTTGTGACGGCTTGTATGGTCGAGAAATGAACACTGCACTTATTCAGATTTTACAGTCGTTAGAGGGTTATTCGCCTGATGATGCCACGGGCAATTTTGGACATGGTACACGACGTAATTTGAAAACTATTAGCAGGCAAAACGCTTCTTCCTATGGTAAGTGGGTGTGGTTAGCAAAAGCTGTACTTAATTGCATTAGATATGATTGTCTTCAAAATGAGAATTGGGATGATGATTTTGCTGAGCAACTCACTAAATTCCAAAAAGACTATAAGCTTCCAGTCAGCGGAGCACTTGATGTTAACACGTGGATGTCGTTGTTAACTAGTAAAGGCAATCCAGACAGAAAAGCAAAAGCATGCGACACACGTTTTGAAATTACTTCGGAATTACTCAATACTCTTAAACGCGACGGATATGAAATTGTTGGACGTTATTTAACAGGTGGCTCGTTTAAAGAAATCCGTGAAGGCGAGCTGAAACGTATTGTTGACGGAGGCTTGAAATATTTCCCTATTTTCCAAGAAAATGGTCGTAGCCTTAGCGACTTTACGTATCAAAAAGGTCTTGAACACGGTACGAAAGCTAGTGAAGCAGCATTATCTAAAGGTGTACCAGCAACAGTAATCTATTTTGCGGTAGACATGGATATTTATGATTATCAGATTGATAGTAACATTATTCCTTATTTTAAAGGTATTAATGAAACTATTGATTCTCGTTACTCAGTGGGCATTTATGCGTCGCGTAATGTGTGTACAAGGATATCTAATGTAGGGTTGTCTGTTTCTAGTTTCGTATCAGATATGTCTACTGCTTTTAGTGGCAATCTGGGATTCCCAATTCCTAAAAACTGGAACTATGATCAATTCCATGGAATCCCTGGCTATAAAGGTAAAGTGGACTTAGATAAGGTTGCTTACAATGGGAAGATACCAGCCTGTAATAGTGTTCTATCATCTCAGAAATATCAGCAAGATGAAACTCAATTTATTAAATGGGTGACTACAACAGAAAAAGAGTGTCTTAAAGCGTTTGAAGGTATTTTCAACCCATTGATTGCATATCGATTTGCAGTTGGCCAATATATTCTTGAATACCTGCGAAAACCAGAATATTGGGGTGACAAATACTTTGGATTGTGGAGGCTTTACACTCCAGAACCTAATATCGACAAAAACGATAGGGAGGCTCGGTCTGTATGTCATGCTGTATGTTCAAAACAGCCTTCTATTAGGGACAAAGTATCAACTATAGATATTGCTCATATGGCTGCTACTGCCTTAGGCTATATTTGCTGGGGAATACCAGAAAATAAAGGTGATTACAGCTTAGGTGATTTAGGTGGATGGTCGTTAGATTTACTACAAATGTTTGGAAATTATAGGAGGGTTGCCAAAGATCAAGATTTATCGGAGTGGTTAAAGGAGCATTTGGGTAGTAAAACTGATGGACAAGGATTTGGTTACGATGACGTGGTTGCAGACGCAGATGCCTATCTCATTGTTTCTTCCATGAAGAAAGATAATAGTGATACAAGGTTTTCAAAATCTATATCACAACTATATCAGCATAGTAAGCGTGAAAGAATCAAGATGTTTTATCAAGAACGATTTAATTCGTCTAAAGATAATGTCATTAGTGCCTTCAAGAAACTAGCTGATGGTATAGATTTTGGCCCGTTAAAAAATGTAAATAAAGACCTTTTGAAACAAGCTGCTAAAACTGATGTTTTGCCTACGGTGACGGAAGCCAAGATATTAGGTCAAATGTATGCGGAGTTTATGGCAAGCTAATTATCATATTTCTATAGTCAGAAGGAGTTCATAATATTTTAATGCTGTGAACTCCTTCTTATTTTGAGTTACTTATTGCGGAGTATTAAAATCAACAACTAAACCTAGGAAGGAAAAGAAAGCAAATAATAAGGATAAGGCAATTATGAGTAGTGTGAAAATGACTGCTACTACTTTTAACGAGATAAGTATGATCTTTATATATATTGGTTTGTCAGTTTGAGGTAGTTTCTTTGTTGATGTAGCAGTAATGATTTTAAGAACTAGAGAGATAGCCAGCAGAAGATAACCTGTACAGCAAATCGATATTGTTAATATGTCAGACAAATATATTTGGACTGTGGTTGTAGGTGTATGCGGGTCTAAATATATGGGAAGAAAATGCGTAATGTTTCTTTCTTCTAAAATCACTAAAAGTAATAAGAAAACGCCTAATGCCCAAAGGATATTTGCTACGGTTTTACATTTTTTCATAACAACTACCTGTAAACTATTTTATTTTAACAATTGTATCACAAGTGTAAGCTTCCCGAGGGAGGATGAGTCTTGCCAAGAAAACCTAAAAGACCGTGTTCTTATCAAGGCTGTCCGAACCTAACTGACGGCAGGTTTTGTGAGGAACACTTAAAACAAGAGAACCGGCGCTACGAAAAATACGAGCGTCCTTATGATGCTCACAAGCGTTACGGCAGAGCATGGCAGAAAGTGCGGGATTCTTATGTGAAAGAGCATCCTTTCTGTGAGTTTTGCTTTAAGAACCATATGCTTGTACCTGTTGAGCAGGTTCATCATATTAAACCGATTGCTGAAGGTGGAACGCATGAGAGGAATAATCTTATTTCTCTATGTAAATCCTGTCACTCTAAAATTCACGCTAAGCGTGGAGATCGCTGGCATAACAAATAACCCACCCCCTAGGGGGGTTTAAATCTCTACGAGCCTACCCCATGGGGAACGGGCGCAGGGTCTCGCGTGCAAAAACAGCGTATTCAAAAGGGTAATAGGCAAAATCAGACACAAAAATTTTTTAATAGTTAAAACTCGCGTGGGAAGGAGGTGGAAAGTTTGCCTACAAAATCAAATAATATCGGCGGTCGTGGCGGCAGACGCGTGGGTGCCGGGCGTAAAAAGAAAGCGGTTGTTGAAAAAGCGAGTGAAGGAAACCCAGGTGGCAGGCCTTTAAGTGTTCTTGATATTCCGGAGCTTGAAGGCGCTGAAATGCCTCAGCCTCACGAGTTTTTATCTGCCACGCAAAAAGACGGTACTCAGCTTCAGGCTAGAGAAATTTTCGCTGAAACATGGAAGTGGCTAAAAGACATTGGTGTTAGCAGTAAAGTCCCGTCTCCTCTTATTGAACGGTATGCGATGAGTTGTGCTCGTTGGATTCAATGCGAGGAAGTAACTAGTAAACTCGGGTTTCTTTCCAAGCATCCGACTACGGGTAAACCGATACCTTCGCCTTTTATAAATATTGGTATTAACTACATGAATCAGGCGGTCAGGCTTTGGAATGAGATTTTCCAGATTGTGAAAGAAAACTGTTCGACTGAGTTTGATGGTGTTTCACCTCAAAACGATTTAATGGAACGCCTGCTTATTACACGTAAAAACATTTAGGAGAAAAATTATGATAGAAAAAGTAAACCCGTCGCATGTTGACAAGATTGCGGATCGTATTGCTGGAGCAATTGTTGATCTGGCTTACAAGCTGGATGAGAATCCGAAGATTGCTGTTGAAGTGATGCTCGGGCATGGTAAGTGTGCCGTGTGTATTGAAAGCACGGTGATGTTTAAGTTTAAGGATATTAAAAATATTATCCACCGTTTAAGCCCTGGGAAAGTAAAGATTGATATTACGGTTGTGCCGCAGGATAAGCATTTAAGCCGAAACCAGGATGGTATGGTTCGCTGTGGTGATAACGGGATTTTTAAAGGCGTGCCACTAACAGGCGAGCAGAAGAAGCTTTCTACTATTGCTCGAAAGGTTTATGAAAAGTATCCGTATGATGGCAAGTATGTTCTTGATGGTGAAAAGCTTATCATCTGCCAGTCTCACGCTAAACGAGAAGACTTATTGAAAGAGTATCCGAGTGCGTTTGTTAATCCTTTAGGCGACTGGACGGGTGGTATCAGCGTGGATACGGGAGCGGTTAACCGAAAACTTGGGTCAGATATGGCTGATGCTGTTACGGGCGGCGGTCTTCATGGTAAGGATCTTACGAAAGCTGACGTGTCGGTTAACATTTACGCGTTTTTGAAAGCGCAGGAAACTGGTCGTGTGGTTGAGTTTTCTTGTGCTATCGGGGATGAAATGGTTGATGGTAAACCGTATGCGCAGATTGTGAAAATTGCGAAAGATTATATTGACTCGGTGGGTGGTTTTGAAAAGCTGGCTTGCTGGGGTCTTTTCTAATGGGAGGAAAGCTTATGGAAAAAGAAATGCAGTATTATTTGGCTGACGTAAGTGAGCTTATCCCGTATGTGAGAAACGCTCGCACACACTCTGAGGCACAAGTATCTCAGATAGCGGCAAGTATCCGCGAGTTTGGTTTTCTTTCCCCGATTCTAGTGGCGGAGGATAATACGATTCTCGCAGGGCACGGCAGGCTTGCCGCGGCACTAAAACTGGGTCTTAAAAAAGTTCCGTGCGTGAAAGAAAACCATTTAACTGAAACACAAAAGCGTGCGTATATTATTGCGGATAATAAGCTTTCACTTAACGCCGGCTGGGATAGTGAGCTTTTAGCTGTTGAATTGTCGGAGCTTGAAGGAGCTGATTTTAACCTTGATCTTCTCGGATTTGACGAGGCGGAGCTTTCCAGTATTTTTGATGCTGATAAAGACGTAAACGAAGATGATTTTGATGTTGAAAAAGAATTGGAAGAACCGTGTTTTTCTAAAACAGGTGACATATGGATGCTTGGTAAGCATCGTATTATTTGCGGTGATTCAACCGATTCTTCTACGTTTGAAAAACTACTCGGTGAAACAAAGGTAAATCTTGTTTGCACAGACGCACCTTATTTCGTAAACCTTGAAAACGCGTCAGGGAAAATTAAAAATGATGATTTAAGCGATAAAGAAGGCTACGAGTTTTTAATGAAAGTTTTTACCAACTTCAAAAACTCTATGGCAGCTGACGCGTCTATTTACGAGTTTTACGCAACGATGAAAGCGCGTGTTTTCTACGATGCTTTTGAGGACGCGGGGTTTAAGGTGGCAGCCGGTTTAATTTGGAAAAAGCCGAGAGCACCGCTGATGCGAACGGACTGGAAGTTTAATATGGAGCCGATTATTTACGGTTGGCGTAAAGACGGTAAACATAAGTGGTATGGTGATCAGAAACAGACAGCCGTGTTTGAATTTGACGGGATTAAAAACTCGAAGGAAGAAGGCTGTGGGCATCCTTCCAGTAAGCCCGTGGCACTGATTGCTTATCTTATTAAACAAAGCACGCAAACAAACAGTCTTGTGTTAGACGGGTTTTTAGGCTCGGCATCAACGCTTATAGCCTGTGAGCAGATTGGCAGAGTCTGCTTTGGAGTGGAGCTTGAACCTAAATTTATTGATGTTGCGGTTAAACGGTATATGAAGTTTCACGATGATAAAACAGAAGACGTGCTTCTTATACGAGATGGAAAACAGTATAGCTACGAGCAGGCAATTGAAATGATGAAAGAGGCTGACGATGAGTAAAACACTTACACTCGCCAGCCTTTTTGATGGCTCGGGCGGTTTTCCTTTAGCAGCTACGCTTACAGGGATTAAACCTTTATGGGCAAGTGAAATCGAGCCGTTTCCTATAAGAGTTACCACTAAAAGATTACCTGATGTTAAGCACTTAGGTGATGTATCAAAGATTAAAGGCGATACTGTGGAAGCGGTTGATATTATCACGTTTGGAAGCCCATGTCAGGACATGTCGATTGCAGGTAAACGGGCAGGTCTTAGCGGTTCTCGCTCGAACCTGTTTTTTGAAGCGATTCGGATTATTAAAGAGATGAGGAGGAAAACAGGTGGACAAAAACCAAGATATATCGTTTGGGAGAACGTTCCGGGAGCGTTTTCCTCAAATAAAGGAGAAGACTTCGAGAAAGTTATCAAAGAAATCTGTGCTGTCAAAGGACATACGTTTAATGCTCCTAGACCTGAAAAATGGAGCAGTGCAGGACTTGTCATGGCAGAAGATTTCTCACTCGCATGGAGGGTACTTGATGCTTCATACTTCGGAGTACCCCAGAGAAGAAAACGTATCTTTCTTGTCGCAGATTTTGATGGACAAAGTGCCGGAAAAATATTATTTGAGCAAGAAAGCATGCCTTGGGATTCTACGGCGAGCAGAAAGCCGTGGCAAGAAACTACCGGACATTTTGAAACAGGCACTGGTGATGCAATCGAAAGATACTGTTTAAACGATCAGGGCGGAAACAGAATGGACGTGTTTGAAAACAAAAGCGGCACGCTTACAGCAAGCGTGGGAAACCATCCACCACTCGTGTTTGAAAATCACGGACAGGACTCACGATATAAAGGGCCTATTAGCGTGTCTCAAACCGTGCTTTCCACGTTTGGAACAGGTGGGAATAATCAGCCTTTTGTGGTTTGTGATAAAACCTGTTTTGACGTTCGTTTAACATCACTCAACACGAAAAACAAGCGTGCTAAAGTGTATGAAACAAAACTGGCAAGAACAATTAACACAGGGCTAAACTCGCCTGAAGCTAATCAAGGCGGTCTTGCAATAGTGTATTCTACGAGTAAAAACTCGCATCACACGAATGCTCGGGCTGAAATGACAGACACGCTTGTGGCAAGTGACTATAAAGATCCTCCTGTCATAAACGATATGAATGAGGATAAACACTATGTGGTTAGACGTTTAACACCGAAAGAATGTGCAAGACTGCAGGGCTTTCCTGACTGTTGGTGTGATAATCTTCAAACAGAAAATCCAAGCGATGAAGAGCTTATCTTTTGGCAGGATGTGTTTGAAACACATCGAAAACTAGTCACGAACGCCTGTAAGTCAAAAAGTAAAAACCAGATAATCAAATGGCTTAAAAATCCTCACACTGATTCAGCGGAATACAAGATGTGGGGCAACGGCGTGGCGCTTCCCTGCGTGTATTTCGTTCTCAAAAATATCGCTTATTTTCAGGGAAAAGAAAGCACATAAGACTTGCTAAATATCTTCTTTAGAGTGATGTATATACACAAGGAAAAACCTAAAGGAGGTATTAAAATGAGCTTAGAATATGGTTTAAAAGGTTCTAAAAGAAAACCACTCATACAAGCAATAGAAAACTTAACAGGTCTTAAAGCCGTGTATCTTAAAACTCCCAGCATGGCTTACAAGATAGGCCCTTTCACAGTCGGTAAAACCGGAACAGTAACATCTGCGGATGATGAAGACCTAAAGGATCTAAAACAAATACTTGAGGGCGATTATGGTATACGCCTTCCGGAAAACCAGAGTGAAAGCACACGCATGCTTACAGTCGAGTTTCCAAAAGATAAGCTGGATGTGACTAAGCTTAGAAAAATCATCAAAAACAAGGGTGATTTAATTAAAAAAGCACTCGATGTGACAAGCATTGAAATAGAGGAAAACGATGAAACAGTTAGTTTTCCCTGGTTTAAAGATGTAAGCCAAGATCATATGGATACTTACATGAAGCTTATTTCTGCTCTTTGCAAAATGAGCTTGGAAGTAAAACATGTGAATGAAACTAAGCATAAGCCGGTTAACGATAAGTATGCCTTCAGATGTTTTCTTCTTAGACTCGGCTTTATAGGCGATGAGTTTAAAAAGGATAGAAAGATTCTGCTTTCCCATTTAGAAGGCTCATGTGCTTTTAGAAACGAAAGAGGTGAATGATGAGAGCATTCAGTAGAGAACAGGTTGAAAAGCTTAGAAAAACTTATCCTAAAGGTTGTTTGGTAGAGCTTATCTTAATGGATGATGTTCAGGCACCTCCTATCGGCACTAAAGGCAGAGTACGAGGTGTTGATGATATGGGTTCAATCATGGTTTCTTGGGAAACAGGAAGCGGGCTAAGCATTGTTTATGGCGTGGATAAGTGCCGAAAAATTAGCGACTTGTAAGAACAATAATTAGTGGAAATACCAGCGGTTTTATCCCGTTTATTGCTTGATAATATGTGCTTTTAGAGTGATATATAGTATCAGCAAAAGCACGTGCGCAAAGGAGAAGAACCTATGAAAAAAGAAACCTTACAAAGACTTACGAGCGAAGTTAAAGCCTGCAGACGCTACGCTCTAAACGCAATCAAAAAAGCTGAAGAAGGAAAAATCAGCTCGGCTATCAGCATGCTCGACATTGCACAAACAGCAAAAACCTGCGCCATGAAAGCCCACGAGGAGCTTTGGAAGGTAAGTGAAGGAAAACTAAACGATACGGAGTTTGAACTGTTTGCGGATGCTGAAACCTTGGACAAGGATATTCAGAAAGCCTACCAAGCGATTAAACAAGCAAGAAACTAAAAAGAAAAATTGGTTAAACCTAAAGAAAAATCGTGGAATTACCTGCGATTTTTTCTCATTTATGACTTGCTATTCTGTGCCTTTAGAGTGATATATAGTACTAACAAAAAGCATAGAAAAAGGAGCAAAACCATGTGGGAACAAGGCACGCTTAGAGTAGAAGATCAGGTTGTAAGCTACAGTATGAAGGTTTTTGAAGAGCCAAGCGAATATGGGATTAACCAGGGAAGAATTTCCAAGCTTACTTTGAAAAACAATAACAAGGTTATCGCAAACTACGATAGAGGCTGGGACATGATGCCAACAGATAAGCTTGCAAACGAGGCTTTAGAAATGATCCTTGACACCAGAAACTAGAAACTAAAGTTTTATTAAAAACAGCAGGGCTTTTAAGGCCCTGTTTCTCGTAAAAAAGAAAAACCAAGAAATGACGTGGACGCTGAAGGCGTCTTTTTTTATGCCTAAAGAAAGGAGGAGCTTAAGTTGCAAGCGTACGAGGTCACTAAGTTTAAAAAAGAAGATTCAACCTATAGTAAGGATTTAGCGGATTATGCTGTAAGTTTTATCGAATGTTTAACACACACGAAAGGCACGTGGGCTGGTAAGCCTTTTAAGCTCCTAGCCTGGCAGGAGCAGATTATCAGGGACTTGTTTGGCGTGGTTAAACCGAATGGTTACCGTCAGTTTAATACCGCTTATATTGAAATACCTAAGAAAATGGGTAAAAGTGAGCTTGCCGCTGCAGTAGCTTTGCTTTTATGCTGTGGGGATAATGAGGAGCGTGCCGAGGTTTATGGTTGTGCGGCGGACCGTCAACAGGCAACAATCGTGTTTGACGTGGCGGCGGACATGGTTAGAATGTGTCCGGCTCTTAATCGTAGGGTTAAAATTTTAGCTTCGCAAAAACGTATTATTTTCCTACCAACTAACAGTTTCTACCAAGTGTTGTCGGCTGAAGCTTACTCTAAACACGGGTTTAACATTCACGGTGTCGTGTTTGATGAGCTTCACACGCAGCCAAACCGTAAACTTTTTGACGTGATGACTAAAGGCTCCGGGGATGCTCGCATGCAGCCACTATATTTTCTGATTACCACGGCTGGTACGGATACGCATTCTATCTGCTATGAGACGCATCAGAAAGCAGTGGATATTCTCGAGGGTAGGAAAATTGATCCAACTTTTTACCCAGTGATTTATGGTGCAAAAGAAACGGACGATTGGACGGATCCTAAGGTGTGGAAGAAAGCTAATCCTTCTCTTGGGGTTACGGTGCAAATGGAGAAAGTTAAGGCTGCTTTCGAGTCAGCTCGGCAAAATCCTGGTGAAGAGAATGCTTTCCGTCAGCTTCGTCTTAACCAGTGGGTGAAACAGTCTATTCGTTGGATGCCGATGGAAAAATGGGATGCTTGCGGTTTTCAGGTGAACGAAGAAGAACTCGAGGGCAGGGTCTGCTACGGGGGTCTTGACCTTTCAAGCACCACTGATCTTACGGCTTTTTCGCTTGTGTTTCCGCCTTTAGATGAGTCGGATAAGTTTCGTATCCTACCATATTTTTGGGTGCCTGAAGAAACCTTGAGTTTACGAGTGAAACGAGACCACGTGCCTTATGACGTGTGGGAAAAACAAGGTTTTATTAAGACTACGGAAGGAAACGTTGTTCACTACGGGTTTATTGAAAAATTCATCGAAACTTTAGGTGAACGTTTCAATATTCGTGAGATTGCTTTCGACCGTTGGGGCGCGGTACAAATGGTGCAAAACCTTGAAAACATGGGGTTTACCGTGGTTCCCTTCGGACAGGGATTCAAGGATATGAGTCCGCCTACCAAGGAGCTTATGAAACTTGTGCTCGAGCAGAAAATCGCACACGCAGGGCATCCGGTGCTTCGCTGGAACATGGATAACATTTTCATTCGCACCGATCCTGCCGGAAACATTAAGGCAGATAAGGAAAAATCAACCGAGAAAATAGACGGTGCTATCGCAACCATCATGGCACTAGACCGAGCAATCAGGTGTGGCAACCAGAATACGGAAAGCGTGTATGACAATCGCGGGATTTTGTTTATGTAGGAGGTGACAATGAACATTTTTAGCAGACTATTTAAATCAAGGGATAAGCCTGAAAACAGGATGTTAGGCGGCGGTTATCGTTTCTTAATGGGCGCGTCCTCGTCCGGTAAGAGGGTGAATGAGCGTTCGGCGATGCAGATGACGGCTGTCTACTCGTGTGTGCGTATTTTGTCTGAGGCGGTGGCGAGTCTGCCGCTTCACGTGTATGAGCGGACGAGTACAGGTACGGCTAAAGCTGTTAAACATCCTTTGTATAAGGTGCTTCATGATGAGCCGAATCTTGAGATGACAAGCTTCGTGTTTAGAGAAACATTGATGACGCATCTATTGTTATGGGGTAATGCTTACGCGCAGATTATTCGAAACGGTAAAGGCGAGGTTTTAGGCTTATACCCTTTAATGCCTGATCGTATGAGAGTTGACCGTGATGATAGTGGTCAAATTTTTTACGAGTATACGTTAAATGATAGTGATGTTTTAGCGGGTAAAGAAACGAGTGTGAAACTTAAGCCCTTTGATGTGCTTCATATTCCCGGTCTTGGTTTTGACGGTCTTGTTGGCTATTCGCCTATTGCGATGGCAAAAAACGCTATCGGTATGGCGATAGCTACGGAAGAGTATGGCGCATCGTTTTTTGCTAACGGTGCTACACCAAGCGGCATTCTAGAATACCCAGGGACTGTAAAAGATCCGTCTGGTATGAGGGATAGTTGGAATAAGGGGTTCTCGGGTTCTAACTCGCATAAGATAGCGATTTTAGAGGAAGGCATGAAATATACGCCTATTTCTATTTCGCCTAACGAAGCACAGTTTCTTGAAACTCGTAAGTTTCAGATTAACGAAATCGCTCGTATTTTTAGAGTCCCACCACACATGGTTGGTGATTTAGAAAAATCAAGTTTTTCTAATATTGAACAGCAGTCGCTGGAGTTTGTGAAATACACGCTTGATCCTTGGGTGGCGCGTTTTGAACAGTCTATTACGAGACGGCTTTTTACTGATAAGGATAAAGAAACCTATTATGTGAAGTTTAACGTGGATGGTCTTCTTCGAGGAGACTATCAGAGTCGTATGAATGGTTATGCTACCGCTCGTCAAAACGGTTGGATGAGCGCAAACGATATTAGACAGTTAGAAAACCTGGATAAGATTCCTGCCTGTGAGGGTGGTGACTTGTATTTGATTAACGGTAACATGCTCCCACTTAACCGTGCTGGAGCATTCGCAAACAGTAGCGGAAAGGAGGAAAAAGGTAATGAGGAAGTTTTGGCAGTGGAAAAACCAGGCGGTCAACAGTGAGAATAATGAGATTTTTGAGAGGACACTGTTTCTTAACGGTACGATTGCTGAAGAATCATGGTTTGATGATGATATTACACCACAACTTTTTAAAGACGAGTTAAACGCTGGTAGTGGGAATATTACCGTGTGGATTAACTCTCCCGGCGGGGATTGTGTGACTGCGGCACAAATCTATAACATGCTCATGGATTACAAGGGTTGTGTGACGGTCAAGATTGACGGTATTGCGGCATCGGCTGCATCAGTGATTGCGATGGCCGGGACAAAGGTTTATATGAGCCCGGTGTCAATGCTCATGATTCATAATCCTATGACTGTTGCTTTTGGAAACAGAAACGAAATGGAAAAAGCAATATCAATGCTTGATGAGGTCAAAGAGTCCATTATTAACGCTTACGAGATTAAAACAGGGCTTAACCGTGTGAAACTCTCGCATTTAATGGATTCGGAAACGTGGATGGATGCTAACAAGGCGGTAGAACTCGGGTTCGCGGACGGTGTTTTAACTAGAGGTGAAACCACTGATATTGGCATACCACAAGTTTCAACATTGTATTCGAAGTTAATCGTGCAAAACACGTTATTGAAAAAAATATGTAAAGCCTGCCGGATAAGCGGTAAGGAAACAAACAATATTAGTGCAGACGATCTTATGGATCGTCTTTTTTTAATCAAAAATTGGAGGTAAACATGATGAACAGTATTTCAAACATGGTTGAGAAACGTAATAAGGCTTGGCAGGGTGCGAAAGCTTTCCTTGAGTCTAAACGTGACAAGGACGGGCTTATTTCAGAAGAAGACGCGAAAACTTACGATGAGATGGAAGCGAAAGTGAAAGCTTACAGTATGGAAATTGATCGTTTAGAGCAGATGGAAAAAATGGATAAGGAGCTTTCAAAACCAACATCAGAGGCGATTGTTGCAAAACCTATGAAAACAGGTGTGAAACTTGAAAAACAAGGTCGTGCGCGTGACGAGTATAAGCAGGCGATGCTTACAGCTCTTAGAAGTAATTTTAAACGAGTTGATAACGTGTTGCAGGAAGGCGTGGACGCTGACGGCGGGTATCTTGTGCCGGAAGAATACGATAATCGTTTGATTGAAACGTTGAAAGAAGAAAACATTATTCGCTCTCTTGCTACCACGATTACTACTAGTGGAGAGCATAAGATTAATGTTGCGATGAGTGATCCTGCAGCAGCTTGGATTGAAGAAGGCGCAAGCCTTAACTTTGGGGATTCCAAGTTTGCGCAAATACTGCTTGACGCTCATAAGCTTCACGTTGCGGTAAAAGTTACTGAAGAACTCTTGTATGATAATGCGTTTAACCTCGAGAATCATCTTCTCACATCCTTCGGCATGGCGTTGGCTAACGCGGAGGAAGACGCTTTTCTTAACGGGGATGGTATTGGAAAACCGACTGGTATTTTCAACAAGAAAGACGGTGGTACGTTCCTTAAAGAAACTGCCAGTATTAAAACTGATGATTTGATTGATCTTGTTCACGCTTTGAGGCGACCATACCGTAAAAACGCGAGTTTTATTATGAACGATAAAACGGTCGCGAGCATACGAAAACTTAAAGACAATAACGGCGCGTACGTTTGGCAGCCTTCATACCAGGATGATGAGCCGAACAGGATTCTCGGATACCCGGTATACACGTCTGCTTACGCGCCTGAAAACATGGTGGCTTTTGGTGACTACTCGTACTACAACATTGGCGACCGTGGTTCACGCTCGTTTAAAGAGCTTACTGAGCTTTTCGCTGGAAACGGCATGATAGGTTTCGTTGCTAAAGAGCGTGTAGACGGCAAACTCGTGCTTAAAGAAGCAGTACAGATTCTGCCTGTTAAAACAAGCGTAGCAGCCTAAAAAAAAGATGGTTTAAGGAGGGGTGTTGATGATAGTTACAGTCGAGGAAGCAAAAAACTATCTTAGGGTGGATAGTAAAGAAGATGATGAGCTTATCAACACCCTTATTCATTCTGCTGAAAAACTCTGCCAGGGAGTAGCTCGTAAAAACGATACTAGTTTGATTAGTGAAAACTTTGACGAGTATCGGCTCGCAGTCTTATACGCTACAGGCTACTTGTATGAGCATCGGGAAGAAGCAGACCATCACGCTCTAACTCTCACCTTACGTTCGATGCTTTTTACTGTTAGAAAAACGGGGTTTTAAATGAGAATAAGTTTATTAAACGAGCGTATTATGCTGCTTAAAAACAGTGTTGAAGTTGATGAGGTTGGTAACCATAAGATTAAGTGGAGTAAATATTACGAGTGTTACGCTACGGTGAGTGCTGAAAGCCCATCTGAGCAGACTTCGGCGGGAAACGTGTGGGATGAGTCAAAAATAGATTTTACTATCCGCTATTCGAAAGAAACCGCCGTAATCTCATCGCTTGGTTACAGGATTATTTTCCATGATACGGTTTATGAGATTTTAGGTGTTGACCACATGAATTATAAGAAGAAAAGCCTGAAACTTCACTGTAAGAGGTGTAAAAAGTGAGCAAAACAGGAGTAGATAATCTTTCAAACAGGATAATAAAAGAGCTTAAAACTTACGCGGATACTACGAGTGAGAAAGTAAAAGAAGCAGTTAAAAACGTGAGTAAAACCGTTAAAGAAGATATAGCAAACACTGCTCCGAAACACACAGGTAAGTATGCGAAAAGTTGGGCGGTTAAAACTGTTAAAGAAACAGAAAACGCTCTCACACTGGTAGTTCACTCAAAAAACAAGTATCAGCTTACACACTTGTTAGAGTACGGTCACGCTAAACGAGGCGGCGGACGCGTGGAAGCAAGAGCACACATTAAGCTTGCGGAAGAAAAAGCGGTTAAAAGTTTCGAAGAAAAAATAAGGGAGGCAATAGAACATGACTAAACTTTTAAACATCATAAGAGAGATAGGTTTTCCTTTCGCTTATCACCATTTTGCTGAAGGAGAATCACCTTCCCCACCGTTTCTTGTGTTTCTTACGCCTGCAAGCAGTAATTTCGCGGCAGACGGGAAAGCGTATTTTAAAGCAAACGAAGTTCATATTGAACTATACACAGATTATAAGAATCCAGAGGTGGAAGAAAAAGTTGAAGCCGTGCTTGATAGGCACGGCATTTTTTATAACAAAACAGAGACGTTCATAGAGTCGGAAAAGCTTTATGAAACACTCTACATTTTTGAAATGGAGGTAACAGAAAATGGGAAACAAGGTTAAATACAATCTTAAAAACGTGTACGCGGCAAAACTAAAAAAAGACGCAGGCGGAAGTTTTAACTATGATGCGCCTAAACCTATTCCGGGAGCTGTGAGCATAAGCCTTGATGCGGAAGGTGAATCCTCACCGTTTTACGCTGACGGGATTGTCTACTTCAGGTCGACTGCGAACAACGGTTACAGTGGCGACTTGGAAATGGCTCTTATACCTGAATGGTTTAGAACAGAAATATTAAAAGAAAAACTTGATAAAAACGGTGTGCTGGTAGAAAAAGCAACTACCGGCGAAGCAGAAAAATTCGCACTCCTTTTTGAGTTTGACGGCGATGTTAAAGCAATCCGCCACGTGCTTTACAACTGCTCGGCTTCCAGACCTTCTATCGCTTCGGAAACCAAGGAAGACACGATAGAACCGGGTACTGAAACACTCTCACTTACGGCTGATCCTAGAGAAGATGGGCTTGTGAAATCCCGTAGCGGAGATACGACATCTGATGAAATTTACGCTAACTGGTACAAGAGCGTGTACGTTCCTCAAAACACGACAGAGGTTAAACCTAAGTAAAAGGAGTTGTGAATATGATTGAAAAAACAGTAAAAATCGGTGGTAAAGACGTGAAGTTTCGTTCTTCAGCCACTATTCCAAGATTGTATCGTATTAAATTCAAGCGTGATATTTTCAAAGACCTGTCAAAATTAGAGCAGTCTTTCAAAAACAACGAGGGTGTTTTTGAAATATCGGATCTTGAAATTTTTGAAAACGTAGCCTATATCATGGCTTATCACGCGGATAATAGTATTCCAGCGAGTATTGATGAGTGGCTTGACGAGTTTGAAATGTTTTCTATCTACGAGATTCTTCCTGAAATTCTAGAACTTTGGGGAGCAAACTTGGAAACTGAAGTAAAATCTAAAAAAAATTTAAAACAACAACACGGCAAATGACAACCGCGTTGTTTCTTCTTAGATGCACAGAAATCGGGATTAGTATTTGCGAACTGGATCTTTTAACTATTGGCATGGTTTTAGACATGTGGACGGAGAAAGCAAACGATAGTGTGAAATACGATAAGCTCGCAAGCCAGGCAGAATTCGACAGATTCTAGACGAAAACCAAACACACATACGCGATATTAAACAGAAAATCTGAATTTTTTCACGCGTAAATTAAGAAAGAAAAGGGAGGTGAAGTTATGGCAAACAGGATTAAAGGTATTACTGTTGAAATTGGTGGGGATACTACAGGCTTAGATAAGTCTTTACAACAGGTGAATTCGACTATTCGCTCAACCGAGCAGTCGCTTCGTGATGTTAATAGGCTTTTGAAACTTGATCCGACAAGCACGCAGCTTTTAAGCCAAAAGCAGGCTTTTTTGCAGAAAGAAATCCAAGAAACGTCTAATAAGCTTAACGTTTTGAAACAGGCGGATAAGCAGGCTAAAGTACAGTTGGAAAACGGGGAGCTTGGTAAAGACAAGTATGATGCGTTGCAGCGTGAGATTGTTGAAACCGAGCAGAATCTTAAAAATTTAGAACAGCAGGCAAAGAAAGTCCCTTCAGCATTAGCAGTTTCTATGAAAGAAACCGGGGATAAAATTAAAAGTGTCGGTGAGAAAACAGCCCAAGTCGGCACAAGCCTATCCACGCATGTTACCGCACCAATTGTTGGTTTGGGAGCTGCGTCTTTAGCCGCGTTTAACGAAGTTGATGCGGGCATGGATACGATTGTTACTAAAACAGGCGCAACAGGAAAAGCACTGGAGGGTATGCAAGATAGTATGAAAAATCTTGCTACCAGTATTCCTACTGATTTTCAAACCGCAGGTGCAGCTATCGGCGAGGTGAACACAAGATTCGGTTTAACAGGTAAAAGCCTTGAAGACCTGTCAGGCAGGTTTATTAAATTTGCTCAAATTAACAACATGGACGTTTCCACGGCTGTTGATAACACGCAGAAAGTTGTGGCTGCTTTTGGGCTTAAAGCACAGGACGCCGGGGCTTTACTTGATACGATGAACGCAGTCGGTCAGCGTACCGGTGTCAGCATGGATACGCTTGCTAAAACCATGGTTACTAACAGTGCCTCCTTACAGCAGCTTGGGTTTAGCGCATCGGATGCTGCTAATTTCTTGGGCAATGTTGAAATGTCGGGTGCTGACACGTCACAGGTTATGACAGCTCTAACTAAAGCATTGGCTGCCGCTACAGCTAAAGGCACGCCTATGAAACAGGCTTTAGAGGATATTCAAAACAGTATGGTGAATGCGAAAAGCGACACTGAAGGTTTAAAAGTAGCTTATGAGCTGTTTGGTAAGCGTGCGGGCGCGGCTATTTATCAGGCGTGTAAAAACGGTTCGCTGTCTTTTGCTGAGCTTGGTACTTCCCTTAAAGATAATGCCGGTAGCGTGGAGAAAACGTTTAACGAAACGCTTGATCCGATAGATAAGTTTAAGACTTCAATGAATAGTCTGAAAATCGTGGGAGCAGATCTTGGCAGTTCTCTTGCAACGGTTTTACAGCCTATGCTTGAAAAGTTCGCTTCCTGCATGAAATCTTTAAGCGAAGCATGGAACGGCCTGTCTCCGGGAATGAAAGATGCGATAGTAAAAATCACGCTTATTGCGGCAACAGTCGGTCCTGTGCTCATTGTGATCGGGAAAATTATTAGTGCTGTTGGAACAATCACTTCTGCTCTGGGAGGGTTAATCGGACTTCTTGGAGGAACAGCCACAGCCACTACTGCGGTAGGTGTGGCAGGAGGAGCCAGTGCTGCAGGAACAGCGGCAGCAGGAACAGCAGCCGGAACAGCGGCTGTAGGGTTTGGAGCGTTAAACGTTTCACTTCTTCCTATTATCGGTATTATTGCGGCGATTATTGCCGCGGTTGTGGCGATTATTGCGATTATTAAAAACTGGGGTGCTATAAGCGAATGGTTTAAAAACCTGTGGCAGGGTGTTTGCCAGAGCGTGAGCAGTATTTGGCAAAACATCTCGGAGTTTTTCCAAAACGTGTGGCAAGGCTTAGTTCAGGTTTTTACCGGCGTGTGGGATACGATTAAAAACGTGCTCATGGTAGCTCTCATGTTTATCGTAGAGCTTATAAAAGGCTATTTTTCGCTTATCACACTACCGTTTAGGTTTATTTGGGAAAACTGTAAAGACGTGATTATAGGCGCATGGGATGCGATTAAAACCACGGTAAGCAGCGTGCTTGAAGCCATAAACAGTGTAATAACAAGTGTTATGAACACGATTATGTCGTTTATAACAAGCGTGCTAAACACTATAAGCAGCGTGTTTACGAGCGTGTTCAACGCGATTCTAAGTGTTGTAACCTCTGTTTTTAACAGTATAAAAACGGTGTCTGAAACGATATGGAATGGAATTTGCAGTGTTATAACCAACGTGGTAAACACGGTTAAAAATACGGTTTCTACAGTGTTTAACGCGGTGGCAGGCGTTGTAAGCAACGTTTTTAACGGTATTAAAAACACGGCCGTATCAATTTGGAATGGTATTAAAAACGCTATCATCACTCCGATTGAAGCGGCGAAAAACAAGGTTAAAGCGGTAGTTGACGCTATAACAGGCTTTTTTGCAGGTATTAGACTTAGTCTTCCTCATATTAAACTGCCTCATTTTAGTATTAGAGGACACTTCTCACTCGCACCACCGTCTGTACCGTATCTTGCTATCGACTGGTATAAGAAGGCAATGGATAAGCCGATGCTGTTAAACGGGGCTACTATCTTCGGTGAGAAAAACGGGCATTTGCTTGGCGGCGGCGAAAAAGGTCCTGAGGTGATTATGGGGCTTGATGCTTTGCAGAATATGAGTGCGGGAGCAAACACGCAAATGCTTAGTGTTATGAACCAGATTCTAGCGATTATGGACTCGTATTTCCCACAGTTTTCCAACCAGAGTATTGTGCTTGACTCAGGCGAGCTTGTAGGCGGTATTGTGAGCAAGATGGATAGTGAGCTTTTTAAGCTTCAAACAAGAAAAACAAGGGGGTGGTAAAAGTGTATGGCATGACAATAAACGGATTGCGCAGTTTTAAGGATTTAGGCTTAGTTCCAACACTTAAGCCACATGTTAATCTACCATCCCCAAGGTTTAGCTATCTGGAAGTGCCGGGAAGATTGGGAAGTTTTGATCTTACAGAAAGCTTGGCAGGTGAAGTTTTATACGAGATGCGTGAAGGCAGTTTTGAATTTATTGTCGCGGATAAAGGTGTGTGGCAGAAAGCTTATGAGAGACTTAAACGTGATGTTCACGGGCTTAAAACAACACTTGTGCTGGACGCTGAATCTTCCTTTTACTATCAGGGTCGAGTGTGGGTAAGTGATTTTAAATCGGATAAAAACTATGAAACGATTACGCTTAACTACAGGCTAAACCCTTATAAGCACAGTGTTTTAGACATGAAAACAGGTGGCGTGTACACGTTAAAAAACGTGCAGGTTAAAGACGGGAAAGAAATCAGGCTTACCCGTGATTTTGATATGACGCTTATACCTGAATTTACTAATAAAACACTAAACACGCTAAGCGTTGATTTTAACGGAAAAACCTACAGCCTAAAACAAGGCGTATCTCGTTTCCCTGAACTTAGAACACGCGAAAATACTATGACGCTTACGTTTCAAGGCACAGGCACACTTGATATTTCCTACCTAAGGGGGTGGTTATAAATTGTACAGAATAACTCTTGATGAAACAGCCTTGTATTATCCAGGCGACACTAAGAATGTTCTTCTTGACACGACACTTAACATGGAGCTTAACACTGCAGGCACGCTCGTGTTTACCTGCCCGAAAGAAAATCCCTGCTATGAGAAGTTTTTTAACAGAAAATCAGTAGTGAGCGTGTATCGCAATGAGAAAGAAATTTTTACAGGAGAGGTAAGAGAACAGGAGAAAGACTTAAACCAAAACAAGAAAGTAGTATGCGTAGGCCTTTTAACGTATCTTGCAGACAGTATTCAGCCGCAGAAAGAATACCACGATCATACACCTTACCAACTGTTGGAAAAATTCCTAAACATTCATAATGAGCAGGTGGATGATAGGAAGAAGATTCATATCGGAAAAGTCAGCGTGACAGATCCCAATAATTCCTTGTACAGGTTCACTAATTTTGAAACCACGCTTGAAGCAATTATGGGAAAAATGGTTGATAAGCTGGGCGGATACTTAAAGCTAAGACGAGAAAAAGACGGGCTGCACCTTGATTATCTTCGCTTGGAAGAAATGGGTAAAATGGTGAAACAGCCGGTTGAGTTTGGTCTTAATATGCTTGATTATACTGAAAACTTATCGGCAGAAGATGTTTCTACAGCGATTATCCCTTTAGGTAAAGAACTGGAAAGTGAAAACAGTAAAAACGAGGTTCTTAAAAAATACACGGATATTACAAGCGTTAATAACGGGAAGAATTATCTTGTTTCCACTCAGGCCAAGAGCGCGTTTGGTTGGGTTTGTAAAGTCGTTAGATGGGATGATGTTGCTGTTCCTGAAAACCTGTTACGTAAAGCCTCTCTTTGGCTTAAAGATAATCAGTTCGAACAGACAGAGCTTAACTTAAGCGCGGTTGACTTATCCGAGTTTGACCTTGATTTTGAAACTATTGAGTGTGGAGACAGATTAAGGTGCATAGCATCGCCTTTTGGCATGGATCGGGTATTCCCCGTGATGAGACAGTCTATTCCATTGCAAAAACCCGGTGAGATGAAAATCGTCCTGGGCAGTCAAACCAGACGAAGCTATGTGCAAAGCTCACATAATTCTGTGCAAAGCCTGCGTGAAGAAAGCCTTGCAACAAGAAAAATAGATAACGAGCGTGTGCAAAGTGAAATCAACAATATTAAAGCACAGATGAACATCACCTCAGGCGGCTACAAGGTAACAGAATATGATGATTCAGGCAGATGGTTAAGAGACCTTTATATGGATACGCCTGATAAGAATACTGCTACGAAAGTATTACAGGTTAATATGAACGGGATTGGCGGAAGCCATAACGGTTTTGCAGGACCTTACAATACGGCGATTACTTTAGACGGGCGTGTTTACGGAGATAGGATTATCGGGCATTCGATTGATGCTGAGAAACTTTCAGTTTCTTACACTTCGCAGGTTGAAAAGCAGATTAGTAACGCAAAACAGGAAGCTATTTCTGATAGTGATGAGAAGCTTAAAAGCTACTATACGATAAACGAGGTTAACACCAAGTTTTCTGTAACGGATCGAAAGATTGAATCAAGTGTTGAAACAGTTAATCAGAAACTGGAGCAGAAAAACGGTAACTATTACGGCACGTATACTCCCTACTCTTCTAATGCTCCGGCTAACTCTTGGACAAGCAGAAGTGAGAAGTTAAATCATGTGGGAGATTTTTTCTTCGATACTCAAACAGGCTACGCCTACAGGTATCGGGTTAGAAGAGACTGTTTAGAGGTTAAGTTTAACAGTAGTTCTCGTACGGAAAGCGCAAACTATGATTGGGTGGAAGTTTTCTATGAGTCTGAGGGTAAGATTCACGTTTTACCGAAACTTGGCGGTGCGGACATAGCAGGTAAAAGCATCTTTGTGCCAAGTGATACGTTTTGGCTTTATTTTAGAAGCGATGGTTCAAGCCATGATTATTACGGTTTTAAGATTGATGCGATAAGAAAAAGCGGTTCAAGAAAAGAAGTTGAAGATACTTTAGCGGTTTTACCTAACGATGCCGGAAACATAATAGAACTGTCAGGCAGCAATTATCCTGAGTCAGAGCATGATCCGTATCAGGATAATACGAGAAAACTCTGGCGGTATACGTCAAATGAGAGTCTTGACAGCTACTTGGAGTTTGACTGGGTTAGAGTTAGTGATAAAGACATTCAGGCTGCTAAAGATACAGCTGACAGGGCTATATCTAAAGTTTCTATTGTTGAAGACTCGATTACTTCCATGGTGAAAAAGGGTGAGTTTGGTTCGTTTATGCGGCAAAACTACAACAGTTTTCTGATTGGATTTAACGAGTCAAGCAACTATGTTCAAATCACTGCAGGGCAAATAGGTCTTTACAACGGGTCGATTGATTCTGATAGTAAGCGTGCCGTATTTGATCAAAACGGTAATCATTTTTATCGTGATGGCTACTATGTGGGAAAAATCGGAACGAATCAGTGGAATAAAGACGACTCTCATAAAGGGCTCGTGTTTGACCTCTCTCCTGAAGGAAAGTATATGGCTTTCGCGCAAAAAGAATCATCCTATTCTAATTCGTATAATACGATGCTTTGTTTTTCACGCTCAGGCAGTATATATGACGAGTATGGCTTGCATTTAGGCTGTAACTTTTATGCCCACGGTTTCAAGGTTATAAACCCGCAGTGGGAAGGAGGCTTTGGAACTACGGCCACCATTCATTATGTGCAGGTGCTTGATGTGGATGAGTACGGCAAAGTAAGAAGATGGGGTGAAAACGGGCGCATGGTATTTAAAAACGGTATCCTCATGGACCTGACTTTCTACAGCTAAGGAGATGAATATGGCAGAACTTATTATTAACACAAACGAGGTTGTGATAAACGAAGGTACTAAAAACAGTGACATAAAAGTCGCTAAAACTGTTGATGAGAGTATGGAAATAGAGCAGTTTATCAGCAACAGTAAGTACGCAAAGATGATAGAAGACATCAATCGCAAACTGGATATTCTAATCGAGGAAAAGGAGGTGGAAGATGGAAAAGCCGACCATTAATTATGCGATAGCTACACAGAAGTTTAGAGCGAAGTTAAGCGATGAGATAGTGTCTTTGCAAAAAAGTATCCCTATCCCGACCTATATGGTTGAAGGCATAATCGCGTCAATTTTAGCTGACATACGCTCAGCGGTGATAGCTGAAAACACGATGGAACATGTTGCTTTTAGTGAGGAAAACACAATGTATTACGAAGAACAGTTAGAAAAACTAAACGAGGAAATCCTAAAACTTAAAGCAGAAAAAGAAGAAAAACCATAAGGAGGAAAGCCTTATGTATAGAGGAACAACACCTACAAACGTGTTCAGGACAGATGTGGATTTAGAAAACGCATCTGTCCTTTTTGTTAGCTATAAGCAAAACGGAAAAGTTGTTTTAGAAAAAAGCTTAGAGGATGTGAGTGTTAAAAAGACGCTTGTAACAGTCAATCTCACGCAGAAAGAAACACTTTTGTTTCAAGACGGTATTGTCACGATTCAAATCAGAGCCAAGTTTCCCGACAACACGGCTATCGCTTCAAATCTGATACGAACAACAGCTGAAGAAATAGTAAAGGACGGTGAGATTTAATGGCAGAACTACAGGCAAGTTTTAAACACAATACAGATATGAGTGCATCTTTTGAAAGCATCATAAAAGTAACAGGCGAAGAAACAACGGATTACAACAGGCTTACTAACCTGCCGAAAATTAACCAAGTAAAGCTTATAGGCAATAAAACGCTTTTAGAGCTGGGACTTTGCTCTATCAGCAATATCGAACTCGAAGAACTACTTAAATAAGGAAGGAAATTATTATGCAAACCAAATTTTTAGACAATAACGGACTTTTATACGTTTGGAAGAAAATCAAGGAAAGCTTTGTGAAAAAAGAAGAGCTGACAAAAGCCTTGGAAACAGTGCCGAAGAAAGTTGCGGATTTAAGTGATGCGGCAAACTATGCGCAAGTATCTTCAGTGCCAACCAAGGTGGAAAACCTGCTGGATGCGTCAGAATACGCGAAGAAAACTGACATCGTGACAAACGTAGAAAATCTTCAAGGCATTGACGCGTATGCGAAAACAAGCGCGTTACCGACAAAAGTAGAACAGCTGGAAGACGCAGCGAATTATGTGAAAAAGACAGACCTTACTGAAGAGGTAAAACATCTTATCGGCAACATTCAATCAATTGATTTTAAGGTGGTTGACAGCCTGCCTCAGACAGGTGATAAGGCAACAATCTATCTTATAAGCGATAACAAGGGCGAAAACGATGCGTATGATGAATACATTTATGTAAACGACAGGTTTGAAAAAATCGGTACAACATCAGTTGATTTAAGCGACTATGTGAAAAAAGAAGATGTTAAAAGTATCAGCAATGAAGAAATCGATGCACTGTTTGTGTAGGTGAAGCTTATGACAGACAGGTTTTTAGGCAAAGAAGGTTTACTTAGGCTGATAGAAAAACTGAAAGGAAAATTTGCCACACTGGACAGTCCTGCTTTTACGGGAAAACCGACTGTTCAAACACCAAACTATATACCGGACACCAGAGGAAAAGAAATCGTTAACCGTGAATACGTGGATTTCGTAACAAAGCTGTTGATACATCAGGAAATGCCTAAGCTCCCTAAGCAGTTCAAATGGGTTATTACACCTGATTCTTGGCAGGAAGTACTAGATGGTTATGTGTATGGCTTTTTTTACGAAAAATATTACAAGCCACATAAAGAACAGTACTCCAACAATGCGCAGGAACAGAATGTAGCACTTGATATAAAAATCGACTTTGAAAGACTTCCGTCTATGAGGTTTTATGGCATGGGAGATATTAAGGAGGTTTGCAAACTAACTATGGCAATCGGCAGTGATTGGCGGATTTACTGTTATGGGGATAAACCTTCAAACGAAATACCGGTAATTATTACATTTATGCAGGTAGAAGATGTAACTGATCTTATTAAGGAGGCGGTAGAATGAAAGAATTTTGGAATACACTACAGTTGGCTTTCACAGTAGTAGGCGGCTGGCTGGGATACTTTTTAGGTGGGTGCGATGGTTTGATCCTCGCACTTCTTTTATTTGTGGTAACTGATTACATCACTGGCGTGATGTGTGCGGCGATTGATAAAAAGCTTTCAAGCAGCGTGGGTTTTAAGGGCATCTTTAGAAAGGTGCTCATTTTTATGCTTGTTGGCATAGCAAACATTATAGATTTTCAGGTTATTAAGCAAGGAAGTGTGATTAGAACTGCGGTAATTTTCTTTTACCTGTCTAACGAAGGACTTTCACTCATCGAAAACGCGGCTCACCTGGGGCTTCCAGTGCCTGAGAAATTAAAAAACGTTTTAGAACAATTACACGACAAAGACAGAAAGGACAATACTCATGAGTAAAAAAGGAATAGACGTATCAGTATGGCAGGGTGACATTGATTTCAATGCGGTGAAAGCATCCGGTGTTGAGTTTGTGATCATTCGAGCAGGATACGGTATCGGACACAAAGACAAGTGGTTTGAGGAAAACTATCGTAAAGCAAAAACAGCCGGTCTTGATGTGGGCTCTTACTGGTATTCTTACGCAAGCTCTGCAGGTGAGGCGGCTTTAGAGGCTCAAAGCTGCGTGAACATACTTTCAGGTAAGAGTTTCGAGTATCCTATTTACTTTGATTTGGAAGAAAAAAGCCAGCTTAACCGTGGACGGGATTTCTGTGATTCTTTGATTACAAGTTTTTGTAACAAGCTGGAAGCTTGCGGGTATTATGCAGGTTTTTACACTTCGCTTTCAGTAGCTAATAACCTTGTGTCCGCTCATGTTAGAGACCGTTACGCTTTGTGGATCGCACAGTGGAACACGCACTGTAGCTATCAAGGTTCGTATGGTCTTTGGCAATACTCGTCAAGTGGCAGTGTTGACGGTATAGCAGGCAGAGTTGACATGGATTATGCTTACGTAGATTATCCAAGCGTGATTAAAAACGCTGGGTTAAACGGGTATCAAAACGGTGGCTCTTACACTGCTCCTCAAACGTCAAGTATTGATGAAGTGGCAAGAGAAGTTATTAACGGTGATTGGGGTAACGGAAATGAGCGTAAAAACCGTTTAATTTCTGCCGGATACGATTATGCGAGCGTGCAAAATAAGGTTAATGAACTTCTTGGTGTTAAAGCTTATAGAAAGTCGGTTGATGAGCTTGCACGTGAAGTGATCCGAGGCACGTGGGGTAACGGTAACACACGAAAACAGCGTCTAACTCAAGCAGGATACGATTATAATGCAGTACAAAAACGAGTAAACGAACTCTTGTAAAACAGTTTGAAACACTTATAAAGCCCGAGGCTTGTTCCTACATTGGAGCAATCCTCGGGCTTTTTTTATTTTTGAAAACTTTTTTTAGAAAAACCGTCAGATTATCACCTTTCCCAAGGCTACCCCATAGAAGGGCACAAAGTCCTTTTAGAAAGGAGGCGGCACATGAAACAAAAACTTGTCGTAAGTGTTTCAAAAAAGCCTAAAGAAGATGGGCTTGCAAGTTGTAAACCTATCGGGCTGAGAGAAAAAATCATCCGATTCTTTCTCGGAAAGAAAGAAGACATCATGGTCTTTATTCCAAGTAACAGAATCGATGAAGTTGTGGTTCAAAACAAGAAAGGTGAATAAGAATGAACGAAAACACGGTAAAAAAGATAATTGGCGATCTTGAATCACTGATTTGTCACCTAAAAGAGATCACGGGTGAAACAACACATAAGACATTACCAAAACAAACGCCTGAAACTAAAAAGGTAAGTTTGGAGGATGTGCGAGCGGTTTTAGCAAAACTTAGCCAGCTGGGAAAGACAGCTGAGGTGAAGAAACTCATCGTAAAGCACGGTGCACAAAAGCTCTCAGATATTCCTGAAAGCGAATATGCGAGCCTGTTGCATGAAGCGGAGGGAATTAAAGGTGACTAAGCATGCTTTACTTTCCCCTTCTTCTGCTCACAGGTGGATTAAGTGCACTCCTAGCGCTGTTTTAGAAGAAAAGTTTGAAAACACTACTTCTGTGGCGGCTGAGGAAGGAACGGCGGCACACGCGTGGTGTGAGTATAAGCTGAATAAGCTTCTTAACCGTCCGTGTGAAAAACCGTCAACCGAGTATGACTCAAACGAGATGCAGGAATGCTCGGATGCTTACGTGGATTTCGTAATGGAAAAATACGAGCAGGCAAAACTTAACTGTCAAGATCCTATCCTTCTCATCGAGCAGAAGGTTGATTTTTCAGCTTACGTGCCTGATGGGTTTGGTACGGCGGACTGCATTATTGTAGGCGAAAAAACGCTGCAGGTTATCGACTTTAAGTACGGTCAAGGCGTGCTGGTTGATGCTTACGAGAATCCTCAGATGAAATGCTACGCGCTTGGAACTTTAACGCTTTTCGACAGCTTGTATGAGATACAAACTGTTGAGATGAGTATTTTTCAGCCAAGACGTGACAACGTATCCACTTTCACGCTACCTGTCGAAGAGCTTATCTCTTGGGCTGAAAAAGTGCTTAAACCTAAAGCAGGGCTTGCTATTAAAGGCGAAGGCGAATTTGAAGCCGGAGACTGGTGCAGGTTTTGCAGGGCAAAAGCCACGTGCCGTAAACGTGCGGAAGAAAACCTTAAGCTTGCAGAACTTGAGTTCAAACCGCCATCTGTTTTAACGGATAGTGAGATTGAGGAAGTACTCACGCTTATTCCACAGTTAACGAAGTGGGCTGATGATGTTTTAGCGTACGCCACAGATTCCGCTATTAACCACGGAAAAGAGTGGAGCGGTTTCAAGCTCGTAGAAGGCAGATCTGTTCGCAAGTTTAAGGACGAGACAGCTGTTATTGAGAAAGCAAAAGCTCACGGCTTTACCGACATTTTCAAAACTAGTCTTATTGGGTTAACGGAAATGCAAAAGCTGATGGGCAAGAAAAAATTTGAGGATATTCTGGGCGACCTCATTATAAAACCGTCTGGAAAACTTACGCTCGTACCAGACTCGGATAAGCGGGCAAAAGTCAATGTTTTAAACGCAAACCAAGAATTCAAAAAGGAGAATTAGTACTATGTCTAAATTAAATAACACGAAGGTTATCACCGGTAAGAACACGCGTCTTTCCTATTTCAACGGTTGGGAGCCAAAGTCTATTAACGGAGGCCCTGAAAAATACAGTGTTTCATTGCTTATCCCTAAAGATGATGTTGAAACAGTAAATGCTATTGAGAAAGCTATTGATGCTGCGATTGAGGAAGGTGTTGGCAAGTTTGGTGGTAAGAAACCAAACAAGCAAGCAATTAAACTCCCACTCAGGGACGGGGATATTGAGCGTGATGATGAAGCGTATAAAGGACATTACTTCATTAACGCAAACTCTACTACGCCTCCGCAGATTGTAGACAAGCAGGTAAAACCAATCATGGACCGTAGTGAAGTGTATTCAGGCTGCTATGCGAGAGTTTCCATCAACTTCTACGCGTTTAACTCTAACGGTAATAAGGGTATCGCTTGCGGTCTTGGCAACATTCAAAAAATTCGAGACGGTGAACCACTCGGCGGACGTAGCCTCGCAACCGATGATTTTACGACCTTAGAAGATGATGACTTTCTAGCATAAGGAGCATGTGAAGATGATTAGCTGGTTTGTTGGAGTATTTGCTGGCGTATTGCTTCTTGATTTCGTGGTAAGAAAACTTGTCAGTCTTTATATCGAAGTCAAAAACATGCTGAACAGAAAGTAAGAAAGTCGAGGAGGTGGCAGGTTTTCTGTCACCTCTTTTATTAACTTGGAGGTGAAATGAATGAAAAATAGATGCGAAATCTGGAAAGATATTCCAGGATATGAAGGTAAATATCAAGCAAGCACAGAAGGACGAATACGAAGTCTAAGTAGATACGTTCGTGGAAGGTGCCACTTTACTGGTCATTATTTCAAACGAAAAATTAAAGGGCGGATATTGAGGCCTGGGAAATTTTGCAAGACTGGTCATTTATCTGTTGTTTTAGGTCATGGAGAAAATGGAAGACCAGTTCATCAGCTAGTTCTTCTTACATTTAAAGGAAAACCTGATAAAGATCAAGAAGTACTTCATATCAACGGTGATCCGGCAGATAACAGATTATGCAACTTGAGATATGGGACTAGAACAGAAAATATATTAGACGTTTATAAACAGGGTGGAAAGTGGAGAAAGCTATCCATTGAAGACGTTTATATGATTAGGTTTTACCTGCTTTGCGGTTTTACAGGTTCTTCAATTGCAAAAAAATTTAATGTATCACCTTTCACAATAAGCTGTATAAAATTAAGGAGAACATACGGATGGCTAAAATAAGAGAATTGTCCGTGGATTTGGAGACGTTTTCCTCCGTTGACCTTAAAAAATGTGGTGTTTACAAGTACGCAGAATCGGATGATTTTGAGATACTGCTCTTTGGCTATAGTGTGGACGGTAGTGAAGTTCAGGTCGTTGACTTAGCACAAGGTGAAACCATACCCGAGGTTGTGCTTTCTGCTTTAACGGATAAAACGGTTATAAAGTGGGCGTTTAACGCTCAGTTTGAAAGAGTGTGCTTATCACGCTATTTGCGAGATAAAGGCATCAATGTTAACCCTAGTCAGACAGTGAAAAGTGAAAGCTTGTTTTTAAACCCAAGCTCCTGGCATTGCACAATGATCTGGTCAGCCACCCTGGGGCTTCCCATGTCTTTGGAAAGCGTGGGAGCAGTATTGGGGCTTGATAAGCAGAAACTCACTGAGGGTAAGAATCTTATTAAATATTTCTGCCTGCCGTGTAATCCTACGAAAGTAAACGGTGGAAGAACAAGAAACAAGTATTTTCACGATAAGGAAAAGTGGGAGCTTTTCAAATCGTATAACAAGCGTGATGTGGAAGTTGAAATGAGTATTCAAGAAAAACTCTCACGCTTTCCCGTACCAGACTTTGTATGGCAGGAGTTTTATCTCGACCAACAGATAAACGATCGTGGGATAGGAATAGATCCTCTTTTCGTTGAATCAGCCATAAAACTCGACCAGGAGGTGAAAACGCATCTCATGAGTGAGCTTAAGCATATTACAGGTTTAGAAAACCCGAACTCAGTGTTACAAATGCGCTCTTGGCTTAAAGAGCATGGTCTTGAAATGGAGTCGCTTGGTAAAAAAGAAGTCGCTAAAGAGCTTAAAACAGTGGGTAAAGAACTGGCGGAAGTTTTACGGCTTCGCCAGCAGCTTGCCAAATCCTCGGTGAAAAAGTATACGGCGATGAAAAACGCTGCCTGCATGGATTATCGGGAGCGTGGCATGTTTCGCTTCTATGGTGCAAACCGAACAGGAAGATTCGCAGGAAGACTCGTGCAATTACAAAACCTGCCACAAAACCATCTGCCTGACCTTGATGAGGCTAGAAGCCTTGTTAAACAGGGAAACGTTGAAGCATTAGAAATGCTTTATGAGGATATTCCGGATACTTTATCCCAGCTTATTCGAACCGCTTTTATTCCACGCACGGGATTTAAGTTTATTGTCGCGGACTTTTCAGCGATCGAAGCGAGAGTCTTGGCTTGGCTTGCTGGTGAAAAATGGCGTATGCAAGTATTCGAGGAAGGAAAAGACATCTACTGCTCGTCAGCCTCTCAAATGTTTGGCGTACCCGTTGAAAAACACGGAGTAAACGGTCACCTGCGGCAGAAAGGAAAGATCGCGGAACTCGCTCTTGGATACGGCGGCTCTGTTGGAGCGTTAAAAGCCATGGGAGCACTCGACATGGGTCTTAACGAGGATGAACTGCAGCCACTTGTTGACGCGTGGAGATCATCTAACCCAATGGTGACAACACTGTGGTGGGATGTGGACAGAGCGGTAAAACAGTGTGTACACGAACATGTATCTGTTCGAACACACAATATTGTGTTCACTTACAAGAGTGGGTTTCTTATCATCAAACTGCCTTCGAAAAGATGCCTTTACTATGTGAAACCGCGTGTGGAAGAAAACAAGTACGGTGGTGAATCGGTCACCTATGAGGGTGTGGGATCTACTAAAAAATGGGAGCGGCTGGAAAGCTACGGTCCTAAATTCGTGGAAAACATTACGCAAGCTATAGCTCGTGACATTCTACTTTACGCCATGCAAACGCTGAAAGAATATCGCATTGTCGCGCACGTGCATGATGAAGCCATTATCGAAACCGATAAGAATGTGAGTGTTCAAAGCGTGTGTGAGCTCATGGGAAGAACACCACCTTGGGCAGAAGGGCTTGTTTTACGAGCTGACGGCTACGAGTGTGAGTTTTACAAAAAAGATTAAAAAACCGTCAGATTTTATTCTTTCCCAAGGCTACCTCATAGGAGGTGGCCTTTTTATGAATATGGAAGAACAACGCAAGGTCAAATTACTAAGAGATGAAGGTCTTAGCTATACGCAGATTGCAAACCGTATGGATGTTTCCGTTAATACGATTAAAAGCTACTGCAAACGTAACAGTCTAGGCGTAATCCAGTCTACGAAAATACAGACGGCATTATGTGAATCTTGTTCAAAACCAATCAAGCAAAACAAAGGAAGAAAAGTTAAACGTTTCTGCTCTGACGCGTGTAGAAACACGTGGTGGAACAAGCATAAACAGTTGGTAAAAAGACAGGCAAACTATGAGTGCACTTGTCTTAACTGCAAAAATTCTTTTATCTCTTACGGTAATAAAACCAGAAAATACTGCTGCCACGCCTGCTACATAGAACATCGTTTTGGAGGTGAGCATCATGCAAATCAGTAAGGATGTTCACGGGCTAACGGATGTTAAAGCCAGAGCTTGGACAAAAGAGAGTATGCAGGCGGATTTTTGCTTTGAAATAGCCGAAAAACTTACCGTTTCACTCTTTAAAAAGGGGCTTATCAGCGAGCAAGAAAAAGAAAAAATAAGCCGTCTTAACAGGGAAAAATTTCACCCGTTTTACAAGGAATTATTGGGTTAAAAGCTTGATAAACACTGCTTTTAGAGTGATGTATATGACTGTAAGAAAGTGGGGTGAGATGATGAAAATGATAACAAAACTGGAAGCCAAACAGCCGGATAATTCTCTTAGAAAAATACGGGTTGCAGCGTATGCGAGAGTTTCTACCGACAGTGATGAACAGCTTCTCAGTCTAGAGGTACAAAAGGAGCATTACGAAAACTATATTAAGTCTAATCCCTTCTGGGAGTATGCGGGGCTTTACTTTGACGAGGGTATTAGCGGCACGAAAATCGATAAGCGTGAAAGTCTTAAACAACTGCTTAAAGAGTGTGAGAGCGGTCAGATAGACAGGATTGTTACAAAGTCTATTAGTAGGCTTGCAAGAAACACGGTTGACTGTCTTGAAATAGTTAGAAAACTTACCGGTCTTGGTATTTATTTGTATTTTGAGAAAGAAAACATTGATACCGAGCATATGAGTTCGGAGCTTATGCTTTCTATCTTAAGTTCCATTGCGCAAAGCGAGTCAAGATCCATCTCGGAAAACAGCATGTGGTCAATTCAGAAACGGTTTGAAAACGGAAGCTATGTCATTTCTTCCCCATCGTATGGCTATAAAAACGAGAACGGGAAAATGATTATCGTTCCAAAGGAAGCTGAGGTTATAAAAGACATCTTTAGTATGGCACTTTTAGGTAAAGGCGGGCGTGTGATAGCTAATGAGCTGACGGCTAAAAAGATTCCTGCGAAAAGAGGTGCTAAATGGTCTTCGACTACCGTGAACGCTATTTTGAACAATAAAACATACACAGGGGATGTGATTTTTCAAAAGACATTTACAGACGATAATTTTAACCGTCATAAAAACTGTGGCGAGAAAAAACAGTATGTTATTGAAAACCATCACGAAGCTATCATCAGTCATGAAACTTTTAATCTTGTGCATGATCTTAGACAGAAGAGGAAATTAAAACTAAATATTACCGGCGGTAGTAATAAATACCTTGCTAGATATGTGTTTTCAGGGAAACTTTACTGCGGTAATTGTCATAGTAGGTTAAAGAAACACGACCGGCATAAAAAAGATGGAGCCTATGTTGTTTGGTGTTGTACCAAGCATATACGTGATATTAAATGCTGCCCTATGAAAGCTGTAAAAGAGGAGTATGTTAAATTAGCTTTTCTTCAAATGCTTAACAAGCTCAAAGCAACATACGCTCAAATATTAACGCCTTTCATAACAAGCTTAAGAAACGTGAATAGTAAAGACGGTTTGAACAAGGTTATCGAACTCGAAGAAAAAAAGCTTAAGCTGCAAGAACAAGAGCAAGTACTCAGTAAGCTTTTAGCCGGTGGCTACATTGAGATGGATTCCTACTATCTGGAAAGCAATCAGCTTAAAACGGAAATAGATACTTGTCTTAAGGAAAAACTTCAGCTTTCCAACAGCCTAAACGGTAACTTAACGCACTTAAACGAGGCGCAAAAACTTCAACGGTTCGTAAGCGTCACAGAAGTATTTAGCGAGTTTAAGAACGAGGATTTTCTGGATTTTGTAGACAATGTCGTAGTTAAAAGCAGAACAGAATTTATTTTTCATTTGAAATGCGGATTGGAATTAGAAGAAGAGGTGAAAGAAACATGGCACACATCCCATACGGTTACCGAATAGTAGACGGTAAAGCGGTTATAGACGAAAAAGAGGCTCTGAAAGTGAGAGAACTTTTCCGTAAATTCTTAGAATTTGGAACGATTTCTGAAACAGCTCGAGCGGTGAACATTAATAAAACACACTCTGTAATTAGCAATATTTTGAAAAATAAAACGTACTTAGGAACATCGCTTTATCCAAGTCTTTTAGATGAAGAAACTTTTAATAAAGTTCAACAGTTAAGAGCCAACAATTTTAGAAAAAAATCTCGTACAACAGAGCTAAAACCTTTAATAACAACAAATTTCACGTACGAAATAGGCGTTATAGAAAAGAAATACGATGATCCTTATCAGCAAGCAGCATACGCGTACAGTCAAATCAAGGGAGGTATGAAATGAGTGCCAACGTTACAATTATTCCACCAAGAAAAATAGCGGGGAATACGGTAGATAAGCATAAAGATAAGCCGAAGTTAAGAGTAGTAGCGTATTGTCGTGTCAGTACTGACAGTGAAGAACAGGCAACAAGTTATGACACGCAAGTGCAACATTATACGGATTATATTTCAAGAAATCCTCTCTGGGAGTTTGCCGGTATCTACGCTGATGACGGTATTTCAGGAACCAGCACGAAAAAACGTGTCGGTTTCAACGACATGATCCACGATTGCATGAGTGGCAAAGTAGACATGGTTATCACTAAGTCGATTAGCCGTTTTGCGAGAAACACTATCGACTGTTTAAAGTTTGTTAGACAGTTGAAAGACAAAAACATTCCGATCATTTTTGAAAAAGAAAACATCAACACCATGGAAGCAAGCGGAGAACTATTGCTTACTATCATGGCTTCTCTAGCTCAACAGGAATCCGCGTCGCTTTCTCAGAATGTGAAGCTTGGACTTAAGTTCCGCTACCAGGAAGGCAAAGTGCAAATCAACCATAACTGGTTTTTAGGATACACAAAAGACGATGAAGGGAATCTTGTAATTCTTGAGAAGGAAGCAAAAGTCGTAAGAAGAATCTATAGAGAATATTTAGAAGGAGCAAGCCTTAGAGATATAGCGGAGGGCCTTGAAAAAGACGGTATTAAAAACGGTGCCGGACATTTAAAATGGCACTTGTCTAATATTAAAACCATCTTGCAAAACGAAAAATATATTGGTGATGCTCTTTTACAAAAAACCATCACGACAGATTTTATTAACCATGTTCGTATAAAAAATGATGGAACAGAACCACAGTATTATGTAAAAGATAGCCACGCTTCGATTATTCCAAGAGATATTTTCTTTAAAGTTCAAGAAGAAATGGTAAGACGAGCCAACATGTTTAGTGGTGAGGAGAACAAAAAAAGGAGAGTTTATTCCAGTAAGTACGCTCTATCCAGCCTATGTGTTTGTTCTAAATGCGGGGATGTTTATAGAAGAATTGCTTGGAATAACCGAGGAGTGCATTCTGTTGTCTGGCGTTGTTGTACCAGATGGGAAAATGGTCCTAGTGCTTGTGATGCTCCGACAGTAAAAGAGAACGAACTGCAATCTGCCATAGTGAAAGCCATAAACAAGGTGTTTAGTATATCGGATGAAGTATTGGATACGTTGAAGAATAATATTAGAGAAATTATCGCGGGCAACAACTTAAGCGAGATTGAAACGGTTGATAAAAGAATTGCAGACAAACAAGCGATACTATTAACCTTGCTTAAAGCTAAAAAAGACTACACGAAAATAGCTGATGAGATTGATGAGCTTAAAGTTAAGAAACAGCAGCTTCTTATAGAAAAAGCAGGTCAAGAAGATGCTAAAAGACGAATCAGAGAAATGGAAGATTTTCTGAAAAGTGAGTGTCATGATATTAGTGAGTATGATGAGAAGCTGGTAAGAAAGTACATCAAGAAAATAAAAGTTTACGAGGACAGGTTCAGTATAACTTTTAAATCAGAGATTAGTGTGGATATTGAAAGGGCATCGTAAAAGCCAAAAGATTGTGAGCGTTTGAAATGTTACAAAAGTCAGCCTAGGGGTAATCCTCTCTAGGCTGTTTTTTATGCTCAAAAATCAAGCTATTAAGCCAATCTTAAACCTTTTAACGATAGCTTTTCCTATCGTTAAAAAGTGCACCCAATATCCATAGTGTGCACTCAAAAAGTGTAGCTATACTTGGAGTTCTCTCAATCCACGTCGAGAGTGTTGTCTTGATGTCAAAGATTGATTAGCTGGGTGCATTGAAAGCTTTGTGTAGCAGGGCTTAGCGAGGGCTATCGTTAAAAGGTTTAATGCGAAGCGGCTTCAAGCTGGGTTCTCGCGGTTTTTGAGTGCGATTTTGCTGTATCAGGGAAGATGTCGACGCTCTAGGGTTGAGTGCACAGGATGTTAACGTTAAAAGGTGCACCCACCTTGCACCCACCCTGCGCCCAGCTAGAAGTTAGGAAATAGGAGTTTAGAAACTTTCCTGTACCGTATGAGGGAGAAACTGAGTATGTGTTTAAGATGCAAACACGGCTAGCAGAAAAAGTAGCAAAACTACTACAAACACAAGCACAGCCAAAACGCGTGAAGATATAGGCAGTCAGATAAAAGAACGCGCCGAGGAACTTAGAAGAAGTGCGAAAATACTAAACCAAAACCGTCCCGCCAACCCGCACAGAGGACACGGAAGATGAAACTAGGATCTCTCCTGAAACAGCAGACCCTAAACGATTCGTTTTTGTCATGCTGTTAAAGATAAGTTAAACGTTTTCTTGAGTATGTGAAATAATTTCTGTAAAAAGCAGATGAAAGATTCCAATAGGTACTCCTGCGATATAAACTAATTAAAGGAGGCCGAAAAAATGGCAAGAAGCAAAAAAGAAAACATCCACAAAGTGAAAATGACTGAAGGGAAGCGGAAAATCATCCAAGGACTTCTCCAAGAATACGAAATTAAAACGGCAAAAGATATTCAAGATGCACTAAAAGATCTATTAGGCGGAACAATCAAAGAGATGCTGTAAGCTGAAATGGATAATCATCTAGGATACGAGAAATCGGAACGTAGCAACTCAGAAGATTATCGAAACGGCTACAAAGAAAAGACAGTGAACACAAGCTATGGTTCCATGTGCATAGAAGTTCCGCAGGATTGTAAATCCACATTTGAGCCACAGTTAGTAAAGAAACGCCAAAAAGACATATCAGAAATTGATCAAAAAATCATCTCAATGTACGCCAAAGGGATGACAACAAGGCAAATTTCAGATACATTGATGGATATTTATGGATTTGAAGTATCAGAAGGTTTCATATCTGACGTAACGGACAAGCTGCTACCACAAATAGAAGAATGGCAAAATCGACCATTAGATGAGATTTATCCGGTATTTTTTATTGATGCAATTCACTATTCTGTACGAGAAAATGGAATAATACGCAAACTTGCAGCCTACGTCATTTTAGGCATCGGCTGTAATGGCAAGAAAGATGTTCTAAGCATAGAAGTTGGTGAAAATGAGAGTGCAAAGTACTGGTTATCGGTCTTGAACAGCCTAAAAAATCGGGGCGTAAAAGACGTGATGATCATATGTGCTGACGGACTGGCCGGCATTCGTGAAGCTATATCTACAGCTTTTCCTAACACTGAATACCAACGTTGTATAGTTCATCAAGTCCGAAACACTCTGAAATATGTGGCAGATAAGGACAGAAAAGAATTTTCTAAAGATCTAAAGACAATCTACAATGCGGCAAACGAAGAACAGGGGCGCAAAAATCGAGATTATGTGACAGAAAAGTGGTCGACTAAATATCCCAATGCCATGAAACGCTGGGAAAGAGATTGGGATGTTATAACGCCTATCTTTAAGTTTTCAGCTGATGTTCGTAAGGTTATCTATACTACGAATGCAATTGAAAGTCTTAATGCAACTTATCGCAAATTAAATCGCCAAAGGAGCGTTTTTCCAAGCTCACAAGCGTTATTGAAGGCTTTGTATCTATCTACTTTTGAAGCTACGAAAAAATGGACTATGCCACTTAGAAACTGGGGTCAAGTTTATGGTGAATTAACGCTCATGTATGAGGATAGGCTACCTGAATAACTTGAAAATAGCAAGCAAAAGAGCAGACAGGAAACACCTGCCCGCTCTTGACATGCAATTTCACATGAATTATATAATAAATAACTGCTAAGTAGTTGGAATAGCAAGCATCTGGGCTCATTAGCAGAAAATTATATCACAGGAAATCTTATTTACAGAGATTTATTCACACGCTCGTTTTCTTTGTCGTAATCACGCTTGAGCGTTCGGTTTCCTAGTATTCTTCCAATAGTAAAACTAGTAAGAGACACTATAAGAAACACTAACCAAGTAGGCATTCCTGTTCCTCCTGCTTAACAGTGGGTAGAAACCCATGTCCAAAAGAAGCCTTCTCCTAGGGCTACTAATACGGCTATTGCCGGATTTACCCCAAGAAGCGCTAATGCACATTGCCAAGCGCTAGCATGTAAAGTCCCAATTGCGCTAACTAGATAAGGGCACACATCTGATTTCGAAATCCTAGATTGTGCACTAGCTAGGAGGTAGGAGCGTTGTTCATCGTCAAGATTTTTCATTGTATTGGATAGTTGACTTACTAGCTCTTCACCTGAAAAAACTTTTATCGTTCCGTCATAGTTAGAAGCAATAACTGTTCCTGTCTCGTAGTTGATTGTTACAGTTACTGTTCCTTTATTAGGGATAGTAACTGAACTAGTTTTTATTCCTTTTAGGTCACCTCCTGCGAAAGCAGGGATTTGGGATGGGTTGTCTGTAATTCGGTTAAATGAGAGAGGGATATTTTCTATGCGATTTATTACTGGAGTTTTCTGCTCATCTGCAGTAGCAACTGCTGAGCCACTAAAAACTAGTGCAATGGAACACAATGCGGTAATAGCTTTGGTAAGTTTCATTTTTGCCTCCTTAATCAGTAGCTGCTAACACCCAATTGCACCCGTAACGGTCATGCATGGGAGGGATGTATCTACCGGCATCATTGTGGTATCGATTGTGGATTCTGCGGAATCTGCAATCAAATTTGCCAGGTCACTTGCGTCTTTGAACACAGATTCAATGACCTTGTCTTCGAGTATGGTATCCTGCATCATTGAAGTTCCTTCTCTAGATTTTCTTGAGGTCAAGGTTTACGTATTATGATATACTTAGACCTAATTTTAGGTTACCGCACTGTCACGACTCGGGCAATATTTCGATGGAATGAAACTGCGGGGCTAAGATATAAGATAGTTTTCTTCATGTAGCCCCTGACTACGTTGCTGACGACTTGACGCACTTGTAATACCTGCTGATGAAGATGACTGGCCAAAATCTCCCGAGCAACCTGTCATGATGAGTTCTGACGAATCTGAATCAATACTCGTGATCAAGAACCCGAGCCTAGCGAGATACTTTGAGACAGCTTACGAGAAGGCAAGGAACTCATACCTCCTTCGTAACCGATTGCCTGATACGAGGTGGAACACCGAGAATTAGCACCATTTCTGCTTACCTACATGGGCAGGGCAAATGCCAAGATGTTTCCTTTTCGGTTTAGTATGAACTACTCGAAGGCAATCGCAACAAATGGATGTCTCATGCTTTATCTGTGCAGCGAGCAGAAGAAAGTAATTCAAGATGAATCCCCTCAGACATCGAGAATGTCCACGACGTCCTCAGTCAATTGTCGAAGGACTTGTTAATTGCTTATGCTTGCGTCTACGGGGGGTGACCTTAGGAAAATCTACCCGAAGGAGCTTCCCAATATCCCCGCTTCTCACCTAAGTCACATGCTCGGGTTCACCCAACGTCCTCAACAGGGGTCTTGTTCTAGGGTACAACTGCGTTTCCCTCTCATGTTGGGCGTCTTGCCATCATGCCCGCTAAGCTCTAATCAGGAGCAATAGCAATCCCGATAGCAAATACTTTTTGGCGCCTGTGAAACCTTTTGGCACTTCACTTCTACTCACGGTCAGAGGGGGCACAAGGTAGTGATCAAGCAGTCAAGGTGTAGAAGAACTTCGCTCCTGGACTACGCAACACTCAAATAGTCTGAGAAGAATCACGTGTCTTACCTAGCCAGGCCACAATCAGGCGAAGAACCTAGGCAAGCAGTAACTACGCCGCTTGTATCCAATACGGACGCTTGTGCGAAATGATTTGTTGGCAATCAGAGAGCGTCTCAGAATTTTGTTACTGAAAATAAACCAAAGATTAAGAAGTGCAACTGAACTTACAGAAACTTATGAGCAGATTATAAAAAAGTTGTCAAAGATATATAGTGAGGCACCACAAACGACAGATAAGGCAGTGAAAGAAGCATCAATATCCCTGAATATCAAAAGGGATAACGAGTTCTATGACGAGGAAATTAATGCAAATTTACCAAAATCTCTAAAAAGGAGTCAACTGTAATACGAAGAGGTATAACAAAGTGATATCAGTAGAGCAAAGAGAAAAGATAAGTAAAAGGTATCACAAAATAACATCAGCAATAAATGAAGAATTCTGGAAGATAAATAGTTCAATTGACAATAGTCTTTATGTTGGGTCATATGGGCGAAACACAGCAATTTGTACAAGTGACATAGATATTTTACTTTGCTTACCAAGTGCTATTTTCGATAGATTCAATGCCTTACGGGTAATTCACAGTCAAGATTATTACAAGCAGTAAAAACAGCAATAAAAGAAGCATATCCAAATAGTGATATTAGGGCTGATGGACAAATAATTAAAATAGCATTTTCTGATGGGATAATATTTGAATGTTTACCAGCTTTTAAGAATATATCAGGTTCATTTGTATATCCAGACTCAAACATGGGCGAAAATGGCTATCAACTAACCCTAAAGCGGAGCAGGAAGCTATACGTGAAAAAAATAAGACTAGCAATGGTCTGCTCGTATCAACATGTAAGCATATGAGGTATATACGAGATACTTTTTTCAAAAGTTATAAATTATCAGGAACCGTGATAGATAGTTTTGCTTATCAAGCAATTAGAAGCTGGAGATTTACTGAATCTGGTGGCAGTGAACCATTTTCTTATGAGAAACATTTGCTTGCGTTCTATAATGAGCACTGCTTTGGTTGGCTTTTGTCTGGAATGGGTGCTGCTGTTCGCAAGGCTCGTCACTAAGCATTGCGCGCATTAGCTAATGCACAGCTACCAGCGCTTGTAGTGTAGTGGCTTTGTAAATGCTAATGTTATACTTATGGTGGTTGTGGGTTCTCCTGCAGCCACCATTTTTCTAACTAATTGAATATATAAATTAATCAAAATTATTAATTAATCAAAATTATTATAGAATCGAGGCGACGCGGCCTATGTGTATTAAAAATTATAATTCGCAAACTGATTCTAAAGTTGAAATTTGTAAAGAGTGTATAGATAAAAAAACTTTAGACAGTATTAGTAGTTGTATAGGATTATTTTATGTGTTTTTAGCTGCTATACCAGTATCAGTGGTATTTATATTTTATAAAACCGATACTTCTATTGGTCGTTTATTTATTCTTCTATTTATGCTAGCTGCCTATATTACTTTTATTTTCTTTTATGTATATGCAAAAAAAGTTGAATGTACAGAAATTCAAGATGATTTAAAACCTAATACCTTATATATGTTGATTCTAACGACACTTGTGGGTTTATCTAGTATTATATCTACTTGTATTAAGTCAGATGATTATATTAAAATCAATGCACTTGTTATTCTGTTAGTTACTTGTTGTATTGGTGTTAAAGTGAAATCTTACAATAATAAATACACCTTAGCTAAGATTGACATAGACTATATGTCTACAACAAATAAGTATTCGAAGATTGGAGAACATGAAATAGAGAGTAAACTTCTTGTTAAAAGGAAGTCTTATCTAAAGTATTATAAGGTAATGGAAACGAATTATCTTATGATGTCAGTGCTCTTTACATTCATAACATCTGTATTAGGCATTAGTTCTATTGGCTTATTATAGAATGTAGCAAGTTGTTCGTGCTAAGTATAGCTATGTAGTTCTTTTATTCCCGTGTATGCATAACATGTTGCTATGCATACACGGGAACATGGTTTTATTGGCTTCAATTCCGTATATTTAGTTTTTACCTGTCTATTTAGTTTTTACTGTTTTTATCCGTTTCATTCTTACTTGAATGAGATTTTATGTGTGTTATTAAATCTCTTAGGAACGAAATTGCTGGTAATGCCAATGGCGTCCATGACCATTGGTTATTTGTAATAAGGAAAGCTATTAGTCCAGAAAGCAAGCATAAAACAAATAGTACAGTGCTTATCCATGTATTTCTTTTAGATGTTTCTATTTCTGCTTTAACAAGTTTGTCTTGTCGTTTAGACTCATCGACCGTAAAAGCATCTGCCTGATTAAGTATTCTTTCTTGTACATTCGTTGGGTACAAATTAAAACTTTCTGGATCTGGCAGTATTCCGCTCCATTCGTCGCTATAACCTAGAGTCTTGAGTGCAAATATAAGTGAAGCAGCTTGTTTTTCTTCAAAGGTAGTTGAATCTATTGTTTCGTTAATGTCATTTGACGTAATTCCGTCGACACTCCCAGCAGTATTCGAGTCATTCTTCGATTCATGATTTGTTTTTGAGCGTTCTTCATTGACGCCTGGCGATATTGTTCCAGCTTCTGAGTCTGATTCGCGCTCGGAATCGTCGGCATAATTGAAATCATTTTTCACAAACTCCTACCTTTTGCTAGTGCGGTTTGATTCTCAAATGAGAATTTAATAGTTTACGCAATATAAAACAGTCTACACAATATAATGAAACTATTTTACATTATTGTTTATTGCTTAGCTAGTGTATAACAAGATTGTTTTTGATTAAAGCAGTAATGTTTATTGAGTTATAAAAGTGATTGTGTTTTTGTTTTAACATTTTATCTCTTATTTGTGTTGGCGTTGGTTGCGTATGTGTGTGTTTTAAGTGTTGAGTGTGTTGTTTTCGGTTTTGTTTGCTACTAGGGACATTCAAAACCGAAAGCTTTTTGTTTTTCACTCTTTTTGTTTTGAACTGTTTTAGTCTATAATCCCTGTTTTTTTGTAGTGTTTTTGTTGTTTTGTATTATTATTTGTTGTTTTTTTGACCAAGGGTATAGTGTTATCAAATTTGTCAAATAAGCTATTTGATTTGTGTAGTTTGTAGTGAATTATGTAAGTTGGATAGCGATTTGAAGGTAGTTATGTAAGTTTACATGTAAGCCTGCATGTAAGTAGTTATGTAGGTTTGCGTATAAGTTTGCGTTATTTTGAAAGAGTTTTCGGGGAGAGCTGGTTGCTGTGAAGTCAATTTTTAGCAAAAATAATATTTTTATTCGTATGAGATCTATTAGTCCAGCATTGCGATGGGCTTTGGTTGGCTTCTGTTTTTCTATGCTCGGCAATCAAGCGTATGAAGGATCGGTTTTGCCTTCTATTATTATTGTGGGTTTGCCGGCTTGGGTGATTGGTTTTCGTAAGACTTTTATGACGGTTGCCGATTTTCTTTCGCCATGCTCTGGTTGGATT